CGCTCCCGTGGCCGCACCGCCCGAGCCTGGGGGGCCTGAGGGCGGTGGGCCGGTCTGTGTACAGCGCAAATACTCTGGTGCAGCCTTGCCGCTGGGAAGGTCCAGTAAGCGCCTTCACTCGAACGTGTGCTCTATTCCACACGGGCGTACGGCAAGAGTCGAACATTGATCAACAAATGTACGGTCGACGATACAGACAGTCGATCATGATCGGGTCAGCGTTGACCGGGTGCCAGTCCCGCCGTCACCCCGAGTCCTCGCCGCCCGGCGAGCTGTAGGCGACCGCATCCGAGCCGCACGCCTCCACGCGAACATGACGCAGGAGAACCTCGCCGAGCGCGCCGGCCTCGACCGGCAGAGCATCAACCGCATCGAGCAGGGCCACGCGAGCCCCATCCTCGACACCCTCATCCGCATCGCCGACGCACTACACGTGCCGCTCCGCGACCTCGTCTAGCGAGGCAACGCCGCTAAGTGTCCGCAGGAGCGGAGTGCGCGAGCACTCGACGCCCTGAGGTGAGCATGCGCGACACCAGCGTGGGCCTGTCGCCCGGCTCTCGCGCTCTGACGATGCATGTCGGACCTCCTGAATTGAACTCCCGGCGGTGGCGGGGTCCGGGCCGCCGCCGGGAAGTGGACCACTGATCAGCATTCAAATGCATAAATCTACGCAGTGGAAGCTTGTCGGGTACATCAGTGTTGGCTGTTCCGATCGCGCCCGTGTGAAGCGCTTACAACCCGTTGACCTCTGGGTATGAGTTCGGGCGGCGGCACCCCTCGCCCATCACGCCGCCGCCTGCCCACACCCCTTGGCAACAGGTGCGGGAGTTCGCAGCGGCCGCCCCGCAGTGCTGAGTGCAGGGCGGCCGCCCACCCGCCGCCGGACAGGGCAGTACGGCGGCGGGGGTCTAGGGGTGAACGCTGCCGGCCTCCGCCTGCCGGGGAACACAATCGCTGTGCAGGTTGACCACCGGCCCGACTCCGGATGCGGTGTGCATCGGCTCACGCACGAGCACCTGGTCCTTGGCGATCGGCTTTTTGCAGAGCCAGCAACGTGTCACAGTTCTGGTCCTTCTTTAGGGCCCGTCGCGGCACAGAGGCCCTGGGGTCAAGAGCGGTAACGCCGAGGCCTGCACTGGACGGTCGGCGGCACACCCCGGACAGGCGTACACCTCGACGTCGAGGACATGGGCGCCGAGCCGGCCGCGGGCAATGCCTGCACTGACAGCGCCATGCGTCAGGACGCGGGCGCACCAGCAACAGGACCGGCCTGCGTACTGCTCGGCGGTGAGTTCGAAGGCTGGCGGGATCATGGCCACCTCGTGGTCTTGCAGGTGCGGTTGCCTTCGTGGCGACAACCGCCGCAGGGACTTAGTCCTGCGGCATCTGTTCACGGCCAGCGACGACGAGCGTGGCGGCCGCGGTGAGGTCGCACAGGTCGTCGCTATGGCGGGGCGCTACGACCCAGTACGGGTACGGCGGTGCGATGCAGTCGACGCGCGGGACGCCGACGTAGTGGCCGACCGCCAGGCACGGCGCCTCGGCCTCGTGGTTCCAGGCCAGCCCGTCATGCCACGCGATGAGCGCGTAGTAGGTGCCGATGCCACGCCCATCATGGAGGACAGGACCCTCCAGCAGCTCGGCGAGAAAGGCGGAGACCTGCTCTCGGCCTGCGCTACCAGCGGCGGCGTGGACCAGGTCGCCGGGCAGGCGGATCGCGGCGAGGCGCCCGCCCATCGGCAGCATCGCCAGGCCGTGGGTTCTCCACTCGGCGATGGCCTGGCTCGGCACGGGGTGCTCCCGCGCAAGCCATTCTGTGATCAATCTGTCCTGCGTCCCGGTTTCCACCAGATGTCCCCTTGTGTAGCCATTGTTCGGGCCGTGAGACCAGCATGACGACTGGCAAGGGGCTTAGTTGTCACTCTTCAGTGACACTCGGTGGCCGGGAGCGTGACACCTACAGACCGACCCACGACGCCATGCTCCCCAAGCTGTCGGGCGCACGGCGCTGGTGATGCACGAGGCCCTCGATCGTTACCCGAGCCGCCGGGTGATAGCGCGTCTGCTGCGGCGCCAGTTCCCGGGCTGCGAGCATCGACTTCAGCGCCGCTTCGCACCGGCCGATCTCCATCTCCGAGCGGGCTCGATCGATCAGGAAGTGTGCCCGCCGCGACGTCGCCCACGTGGCCGGTAGCTTCACCTTCCGGGCCCGCTCGACGGCTTCCCCGAACTGGTGCTGCTCGGCAAGCGCGGACACATGATGTACCGCCACATTCGCCGGGCCAAAGCTCAACCAGTGAACTTCCGATACATCGCCAGTCCGCTTTGCGATGCGCTTCGCCTTGGCGAGATGCGTGTCCACAGTGCTGCTGTCACCAGCCCTAGCCGCGATCACCGTTGCGCCAAGGTGCAGTTGCCCGGCTACTGCGAGCGATTCAGTGGTTTCCTCCGCCTGCTCCAGCACGCGGTGCCCAGCGGCCACGAGCCGCAGTCCAATGGTGTGCTCACCCTCGCGGTGGTAGACGAGTCCTCGCATGTACTGGCGTACCGCGGCCAGCAGCGGATCGGAGGCGCGCTGTGCTGCCCAGTCCATGCGGTCGAGGGCAATCGTCGATAGGTCGTAGAAGCCAAGCTTCACGGCGACGTCGTGGGCTGTGCGGTACACGGAGGCGAGCGCCTGCCACAGTTCCGTGGACGGGTGCCGGTGCCCAGCGGTGGTCAGCTCGGTGATCAACCGGGGTAGTTCCTTGGCCGCAGCGTTGAGCTGTGCTGCGCGCACGCGCTTGCACAACTCGGCCGCGCTCGCCACGAGTTCGCCTGTAGAGCGCGGCGTCAGATCGGGATCCGCACCCAGGTCGTACAGGTCGAGGGACTCGCGGATCGGGCGGATCAGCCCGGCGAGGCGATCCTGTTGTAACTCGGTCATGTATGGCTGTCCTGTCAGGGCAGTGACGTCGATGTGCATCGCCCTGGCGCAGGCCGCAACGAAATCGAGGGTGGCGGTCTTGTGGCCGCGCTCGACCTGATGCAGAAGGCTGTACGAGAAGGGGATCAGCATCGCTAGGCCCCGCTGGGTGAGGCCCGCAATCTTGCGCTGCTCCGCGATCCGTACCCCTACGTGCCGCTCTCCGGGCATACTGGAACCTCCGCTCCCTGCTCACCACTTGGAACGGTACCCGCGCCAGATGCGCAGGACTTCACGAACGCCCCCATCCGGCCAGGCTGGGGGCACTTGCATGTGATCGGCCGGGAGGGGTTGGGTGAGGCCATGACCTCACGGACCCTGTACCTGTTCGCGTCCGCCGCCCCTCCTGTGGCCGACATCGCGGTGGTGGTCGAGCGAGCACAAGCAGACGGTTGGGACGTGTGCCTCGGGTTGACGCCGACGGCGGCCCTGTGGCTCGAAGACAGCCTCACCGGTCTCGCCGCCCTCACCGGGCACCCGGTGCGCAGCGAGTACAAGCTGCCCGGCGAGCAGGACGCCTGGCCGAAGGCAGACGTCATCCTGTTCGCGCCGGCCACCTTCAACTCGATCAACTCGTGGGCCGCAGGCTTCACGTCATCCTTCGTCGTGGGCGTCGTCGCCGAGGCGATCGGCAAGGAGATCCCGACCGTGGCGATGCCATGCGTGAACGAGGCGTACGCCAAGCACCGGGCACTGGACCGGAGCATCGCCGACCTGCGCGAGCAGGGTGTCACCGTCCTGTACGGGGAGGGCGGGTTCGTGCCGAATCCTGCGGGGACCGGTAAGCCGACGGCCTATCCCTGGGACGCGGCGCTCGCAGCTGCGCGCGGGCTCGTCGAGCGGGCATGACGAAACGGCCCCCACCGCCCGAAGGCGATGAGGGCCGAAACGTGATGTGCGTGTCCTGGAATGTTCTGGCCCCAGATTCACGCCTGGCCTACGGTCCTGCCTGTGTCCGCCATCCCAGCGCCCAGACCCCCGCGCTCCGCAGACGAACTCAACGACGAGATTCGACACCTCATGCTCCGCTCCGGAGGATGGCTATCCGCCACCCACCGCACCGAGTACGAACGGCTCATCACCGCATGGGCGATCGCCGTGCGCGCCGACTCGGATATTGCCGACGCTGAGGATCAAGAGCAGCCGCCGACGGAGGCGCATCGTCCGAAGGCGACGGCTCCGGGGACGTCCCCGCCCTGCGGCACACCAGCGCATCCGGGTCATCGGCCGGCGCCTGCCAGCTGTAGCCGTCCGGACACTGCGTCGTCCCGTCAGCCCCGTCATGGCCATCCTTCCCGTCCGATCCGGCCAGGCCCTGAGGCCCCGCCGGACCGGGCTCGCCCTGCGGACCGGGCGGCCCTGCCTCCCCATTCACCCCGGCCGCGCCGGTAGGGCCCGGTGAGCCGACTCCGGCAGCACCGTCCGCGCCGTCGGACCCAGCTCGGCCCGGCGACCCAGACGGCCCCGGGGAACCTGGCGCGCCTTCACCCCCGGTCGACCCGGTGGGCCCGCGAGGCCCAGTGACCGATCGGCCCGACTCGCCCCGGGACCCGGGCGGGCCCGCGACAGGCTTGCCGCCGAGCTGCTGTACCTGTCGGGCGAGGAGGTCTCGCGCGTCGTTCGCGGCGCGCAGGTCGTGCGACAGGCTCTGCATCGTCACGACGAGGAACGCGAATGCGGCGAGCCCTGCAGCCGCCACAAGGGCGTACAGGAGATCACTGCGACGGCGGAGAGCGCCCGCGCTCGTGTGCCTCACGCGCCCGCCCCCCTCGCGCTGAGGTACACGGTCAGGAGCAGGAGCAGCACGGGAGCGACCAGCGCGGTGAAGATCAAGCGACGGTCCCCCGCGCGACGATCCGCGATGCGCTGCTCCGCGTCACGGTGTGCGCGGGCCTCCTGATCCCGGGCCTCCTCGATGCCCTTGATCCGCTCAGTCAGCAGCTTGATCGTCTCGTCGCGGGCCAGCTGCTCCAGCTGGTACCGCTCCATGCTGACCTTGCTGTCGAGGCGCGTGCCCAACTCCCGCATGTCCTCTTTGAGATCCTGGCGGACATCCTCCAGGCGCCGCATCACCTCGCCGAGGGTCGGGTCATCGGGCACGCGCGTCTCCGATCAGTGTGCAATGGAGGAGGTCAGACGCCCTTGGCGAGCGACGCCGAGTTCGTGGCGCCGAAGGCTCTGGCGACGAAACCCTTCAGGAGGGAACCCGCCGCAGCGATACCGGCCGCGCCCACCGTTTCCCAGAACGAGGCGTGGAACATGTCGGCGGGCCCGGCCGCTACGGCGACGCCGCCTGCGGCGACGACGAACGTTGCGAGGGCGCGCTCGGCGAGGTCGCGGGCATATGCCTTGCTGGTCTTCACGACGTTGGAGAGGTTGATCTCAGACATGGTTAGGACTCCTTCGGGAGAGTGGCCCACACGAAGCGCGTTGCGCCCGGGTGGCCGTGGACGAATTCGGCGTGCTCCAGCGACTCCCAGAACACGGTGGACGGGCGCTCACCGCGCCAGCGGATAGAGACGGTGTCATCGGGCCACACGACGCCGTCCGCGACGGTTCCGGTGCCGGAGATCCCGGAGACGTCGACGTCGCGTTCGAGAGTGAACAGGCGAGACGCAGACATGGCAGGCCTCTCAGGCGGCGACGGTGAAGCCGTGCCGGACGCCGAGTCGGGTCAGGGAGTCGTGGCCGGGGACGCCATCTGCGGCCTTGCCGGTGTACGAACCGCCGGCCTTGCTGCGCTGCCACTTGCCGTAGCTCGTCACGAACGACGTGCCGAGCGAGCCGTCGACCCACTTCTTCGCGAGGAGTCCTTCCGCGTACAGGGCCTGTTCGACGAGGAGGGCTTCGGCCTTGTACGTGGTGTGGCCCTGCGCGCCCTTGGTGTCGGCGGCGACCGCGGCGGTGATGTGCTTGAGGGACACGGACTTGGTCGCGGGCGCCGAGGTTCCGGCGAGCACCTGCGCACGCGCGATGATCTTCGACCGCTGGCCCTTGCGGAGATCACCGGGGCAGGCAGTGTGCCCGCCCCACGAGGAGCCGCCGGCACCGTGATAGGTCAGGCCGTGTTTCGTGGTGGAGTCGACGGCGGTGAGCGGCCACCCGAACTCGCCGTGACCCCACGCGTAGATCTTGGCGACGCCCTCGATCTGCTCGGTGGTCAGCGGCTCCGACGGGTGGCCCTCTGTTTCGACGCTCGCGTAGTACGGGTTACCGGCCGCCTGCGCCCACGCGTAGTCGGTGCCGGTGTTCACGTACTGCTCGATGGTCCCCTTCTTCGAGACCCAGAAGTCCGAAGACGCCTGCGAGGACGGGTTGTTGAACCAGCCGAACGGCGAGTTGTTCCCGGCCTGCACATGCAGCGCAAGACCTCTGCGCTCGCGCGTGCCCTTCGGATGAACGTTGACGACAGGGCGCCAGATCGCGCCGGGCATACGGGCCATGGGTGCCTCCTCTACAGGTTGCTGGTGGTGGTGATCTCGAAGCGAGTCAGGGCCGTCGACACCGAGTCGTTGTCTTTGGCGAGGAGCTCGCGGATCCCGGCCAGTACGGAGTCCGTCGTGTGACCGGCCACAGGCCCGCCGGCGCCCTCCTCGATACGGATGGACAAGACGAACCCGGTCTCGTCGGGCCCGGACCCGGTGAGCCGGTAGTACGGGTACGGCATCTGTTCAGCCATGAGTGCCTCCTAGGCGAGACGTCTGAGGTGGAGTGAGGACCCTGCGCCGAGGCGGGTGGCAGTCGCGTTGCTGGTGACCTGGGCCCACTGGAGGGCGAGAGTCCCGGCGCTGGTGGTGGTGACGACGCCCTCCTCGATCGCGGCGCACTGGTTGGTGGCCGAGTCGCGGGTGCCGTAGGTGACGGACGTGGTGACGGCGTGGACGCCCCACCGGCCGGTGCCGCCCGCTGATGTGCCGGAGAGGGAGACTCCTTGGTCGGGGCCGATCGCCGAGCGCAGTCCGCTCGCCCCGCTGGGGATGGTCCACATCGTTTTGAAGCGGGCGAGGTCGAGCGCGGCATAGTGCAGGTAAAAGCACACGTGGTAGGTGGCGTTGGCCTCCAGCGCCACGGTGAGATCCGGGTCATCGGCGAACGTGGTGGCGGCCGCACGGTCGGTGTTCACCGTCTTCCACATCGTCTGCGGCAGCATCGACATCAGGAGCCCGGACGTGATGCGGGTCCCGGCCGGGATGGTGGGGTACTGGGCCATGGCGTCTCCTACAGGGCGACGATCGCGGGCGTCGCGAGGCGCACGTCCGCGCCCGCGGCTTGGGCTTTCACGACGCCGTTGACGGAGCGCGTGACGGTGCAGGTCTGCGGCGTGACGATCTCGAAGTTGTCGAACAGCAGCTGCGGGTTCACGTTGGTGTTGCCGACGAACCCGGACGCAGTGACGCCGACCGCGCCGGCCGCGATCGTGCCGCTGCTCACGGTCTGCTCGAACGCCCACACCGCGGGCTCGACGGCGGCCGTCGGCCACACCCGCATGCGGATGCGGTGGCCGTCGACACGGACCCGCATCTCGAAGGTGTCGCCGGGCGCATAGCTGTACGGCAGCTGCGGGTTCGCCCCCAGCTGCGTCGTGTCGCGGGTGATGGACACGTACACCTCGCCGCCGGTCGCGAAGTGCACCCGGGCCCGGTAGTAGTTCGAGCCGTCCACGTAGCGGAGCAGTACGCCCGGCACCATCGAGGCGCCCGTCGAGACCTGCGCGGCGGACACGCGGACGCGAACCTCGCAGTCGCCGAGTGCCGGTACGAGGTGCTGGAACCGGACGTTGGAGACGGTCGCGTTGGGGATGGTGACGATGCCGCGTGAGCCGTCGGCCGACCTCTCGGAAGCCGAGCCGCCGGGCAGCGTCCACGCCTGCCCGGAGTCCGCGGTCCCCCAGCCGCCCGACACCGTGCGGGTGAAGGTGTCCCGCCCCGTGCTGGCCGAGGTCTGTGTGATCGACACGCCCCACGCGAACCACGTCTGTGCCACCGACGGGGTACCTCCGTGCCGGGCCCGCATCGACGCGCGTGAGGCGTTGGCCGGCGCGGTGAACGTCTGCTGCAGAAACGTCCATTGGCCCGCCGGAACTGCGAAGCCGACCCCGGCGAACCCCGTCGACAGGTACGAGCCCGCCGCGTTGGCCCAGTCGACGCACGGCTGCAAGTCGGACCATCCGCCGGGGCTGTAGAACCAGCCCGACACGGTGTATGGCACGCCCGGGACGATGCTGCCCACCGGGGTGAGCGCGCACGTGGCGCCGCCGCTTGCCGTGACACCATCCGGCACGATGAACAGGGAGCCCTTGCCGAGAGGGTGGACGAACGCCGTGGACCACGAGGCGCCCGCACCCTGCCCGGTCCAGCCGGTGACGCTCGTGTCGAAATACGCGTTGCTGTTCAGCGTCGACCCGGGGCCGTCGAGCCGGACCAGCTCGCCGCCGATACGGACGTTGACGGGCGTGTCTTTCGCGGCCGCCGACCACACCTGCCCGGTTGTCGTGTGGACGAGCGCGGTCGTCTGCGTGGACGTCATGGCCGCGCCGAGCACGGCCCCATCGGTGTCCGTCCACGAGGTGGCCGTCGACGGTAGCGACGTGTCCGTGGTTGCGACGGTCCATGGCGAGGCGGGCGAACCGATGAACGTCATGGTCCACTCGGTGGATGCGATCGTCTCGGTGGCGCCTTGGAGGATGACGTCGATGCCGTCGGGCGGTAGCCAGGCGGGTGTGTTCGTGACGGTGATCCGGTCGCCCACGGTCAGGGCGGAAGCGGCGTCGGCAAGCGCGTAGTTGCGTGCCAAGTTGATGGGAATGGAGGGGTAGCGGGGCTCGTCCACGGTGCCCAGGTGGACCGCCCACGAGGCGATGTCGGGGAGTTGGTCGTCCGTGAAGACGTTGATCGTGCTGGCCTGGTCGTACTTGCCGACGCCAGCGGGGGCGTCCTGGATGGACAGGGTGCCGGTCGACTGGACAGCGCGAGCGCTGGAGCCGTTCGTGCGCGAGACAGTGATGTCGTTGACGATGGTCTGGTCGTCGGTCACTGGCTGGAGACCGGGCACAAGATGCTGCTTGTAGTCGAGGACCAGCTTCGGGGCCTGGTTGTAGAGCGCGGTCCGGGTGCGGTAGTTGAGGCGAGCCTCGATCCGCGACTCGTAGATCATGCCGCCGTCCGCGTCCGCGCACTCGTCCAGCAGGTCGAGGAGCCGCCCGCGGGGTTGCGGGCCCATGGCGGCGCCCCCTGAGCCGAGCAGCACGGACGAGACGCCCTCCTCGGCACACAGCCGTGCGAACCGCGTGTGCGCAGCCTCGCCGGGGAAACCCCTCTCCGCGTTGCTATAGATGGTGGTGGACGCCGATGAGAAGACGCCGAGGTGCCCGACCCTCATTCCGGCGGCGTCCGGGCCGAAGGTGCTGGTCACCCCTGTGACAGCGCCACTCGTCCCCGCGAGCAGGTAGTCCGCACCGAAACCCTGGTTTGTAGTCAGGTTCCGCCACCCGAAGTGGATCGTCGTAGACCCGCTGGACTCCGAAGCGGTGATGTCCATCCGCACCCAGCCCCCGTAGAACTGGGTCGGCGTGAAGTTGAACAAGATCGTGGCCCCGCCGTCCGAGTCCACCGCGGTGAGACGGACGTTGCCCGGGAAGGTCTGCGCGAGATACGTGCGGGCTGCCGTGCCCGACGTGGTGATTTGCAACAGCGTCGTCGAGATCGACGGACCCGCATCGGCGTCGAACAGGCACGTCGTCGTCCACTGGCCCGTGGACGTCGTCGCAGGCACGATCGCCTGCATGGATGCCGTCGACGCGAGAGCCGGCAGCGGGGCCGACCCAGCGAGCGTGTCGTCACTGGCGAACGTGAACCCGCTGACGCGCATCGGCGCCACCCCGGGCAGTGGCGAGTACGCGCTCGTCGCGCCGGCGTCTTCCTCCATCGGCCAGTACCCGAGGACCGACGGGTCCGAGGTGACGCGGCGGCGCAGCGTGGATTGCAGCGGGCTCTTGCGCTGGTCGATGCGGCGCAGGATCCCGGACGCCTCGATGGAGACCCACGCGTCCTGGCCGCCCTCGGTCCACTGCGGAGGCCACGTGGACACCTCGCCGACGAACCGGCCGGTGCCGTTGACCGATACCCGCAGCAGCGTGTTGCGGCCGATCTTCCCGTACAGCGGCGAGATCGGGTTGCCCGGCGTGTACCGGGCGTCGCGGTTGCGGAGCGTCAAGCGGCACGAGCCCGGCTCAGGCTGCCCGGACTCTGCGCGCCGCCCCCGCGTGATAGTGATCTTGTCGCCGTAGCGGACATCGCTGGTGATGTTCTGCCATGCGCCGTCGTAGAACATCTCCACCGTGAAGGAGAGCGGAGTCTGCGGAAACACCACGTCAGCTCACCCCCAGCGCACGCTGCACGTTGCCGCCGGCCACACGGCGCACCTCGCCGCGCAGCGGGTCTACCAGCACCCGGGCGAGGGTCTGCCCGTCAAGCTGAAGTACGACCGTCATCGGGCCACCGGAGCCGCCGCTCTCAGCTGCCATGCGGCGGGATGTGTGCGCCGGGTACACCCGAGAGCCGTACGGCAGACGGGCCAGCTCGGGCCCCTGTTCGCCCACCCACGTGAGTCCGCCGCGCGCGCCGCCCGACGCCGCACCGATGATGCCGCCCGTGGCCTTGCCGCCGATCGCCCGCTTCAGGGAACGCTCGATCGCCGAGGCGAGCTTGTCCATGCTCTTTTCCAGCTTGGTCTGCTGTTTGGTCAGCACGCTGACGAGGGCCTGCGACGCTTTGATCTGCGATCCGTACACCGCGTCGCTCGTCGTCGCCCCGGCCGCCTTCGCGCTGCTTCCGATCTGCGACTGAAGCTTGTTCAGGCTGGTGACCTCCGACTTCGAGGCGCCCATCAGCGCGCCCGCGGTCTCCAGGCCGCCGCCGTCGATGCCTGCCTCGGCGATCTGCTGGATCAGCGCGGACGACAGGCCCTTCTTCTTCAGCCCGGCCAGCGACCCGGCGAACGCCGACGCCTTGTCCCTGCTCGCGGTCAGCCCGGACATGATCGTCTTGACGGTGGTCGGGCCGCTGTCGCTGCCCGCACCCTTCGTGATGTTCGCCGAGGACAGCACGCTCGACTTCACCGAGTCGGCGAGCTGCGACGCGGCGTTCTTCAGGTCGGACAACTTCGACTTGGCCTTGTCGAGCTGGTCGTTGACCTTGGTCAGCGCCCGCTCCTGGCTGATCAGCCTTTTGCCGTAGGAGTCGAGCATCCGCAGGAGGCTCCGCTCCTGCCCACCGTGAGTCGACTTCTGGATCGTGGACCGCCACTGATTCAAGGCGGACACGAGCGGGCCGATCGACTCCGGCCGGGCCAGGGAGTTGCGGACCTCCGTATTCTGGTAGCCCGCCTTCGTCCCGAAATGGCTGATCGTCAGGTCACCGCGCGCGGCGCTCCTGGCCTCACGCTCGGCCTTAGCCTGCGCAGCTGCCCGCTGCTGCGCCTTGGTGGGGCCGCCCTTCGCGAACCCAGCGAGCTTCAGCCGCCCGCCGTTGAGCGCGTCGAGGAGCGGCACCCCGTACTTCCGTACCGCGCTGGCCTGGACGACGAACTCGGTGTTGCTGACCATGCCGGTCGCGCCCGAGCCGAACGCAGCGAGGATGCTGTCGCTCGTCCCCGAGCCGGGCCCGTTGACGTAGCCGCCATTGGGGATGGACTGGACGTCGCCGCCGGTCGCGTACTTACGGATCGGACCGCCGAACGCACTGAAGTTCTCCGCCTGCTTCCGCAGTGCGTCAGCCGTGGTCGACGGGCCCGACCGGATCGTCTGCATCACGGTGCGCTTGACCGTCGTGATCGTGATCGTCTTGCCCGACAGCCGGTCGCGGGCGCCCTGCACGCTCCGAATGTTGGACAGAGCCGTACCGGTCTTCGCGGTAACACTGACCCGCCCGTCGGGCAACCGGCGCACCTTGAAGCCGACCGACTCCAGCGCCTTAATCGCGCTGCCGGACAGCGTCTTGACCGTGACCGTCGTCGACTTGGGATGCTTCTTAATCGCGGAGATAACCGAGTTGAGGCCAGCGACCGCGTCCTCGGTCTCCATCTTGATCATCGTCTTCTTGGACGACGGGATCTTCATGATCTCGCCCGCGAGCTGCCGCGCCTGCGACTTGTTCAGGCCCATCGCCTGAGCACTCGCGATGAACGCCTCACGACCGCGGGAGTAGATCCCGTTGACGCGCTCCCATGACGCCCCAGAATCCCGCGCGCTGGTCGCCGCGTCCTTCGTCTTCGTCGCGAGATCCTGAAGCGCCGTCGCTGCCGCTTGCGCTTTCGGGCTGTTGAGGTCGAGCTGCCCGCCGACCATGTTCAGCGCGCCCGCGTTCTCCCGAGCCGCCTTCTGCGCAGCATCGATGGATGCCTCGAAGCCGACCATCCCGCCGAGCGCGGCCCGGTTCACGTCGTTCAGAGCCTCAATGCTCTGCCTCAGTCCATCCGCCGACGCTTTCTGCGAAGAGAGCTTCTCCGACGTGGCCTGCGCCTGCGCACCGAAGACGCCCATGCTCTCGGCCGCCAACTGCTGCTCGAAGGCTTGGTCGGCGAGGGCGCTCCTGTAGCCGTCGAGCTTCCCCTTCAGCTCACCCGACGACATGCCCTGCTTCTTCATGGCCGCAGCGATGTGATCGAAGGCCGCCGCCGCGAGGTCGCCCTTGCCGCCCTTAACCAGGTTCGCGAGGGCCTCATCGACCCCGTCGAGGTCTTCCTTCGCCTCCTTGACCGGCGTCGAGTCCATGCCGATCAGTGACGTAAGGAACTGCTGCACACCCTCCGCGTTCGACGGCCTGGCCAGCGTGCGGAGCGAGTCGGCCAGTCCACCCAAATCTTTCCCGAACGCCCTCGCGGCCTCGCCGCTGACCTTGCCTGAGGTGCCGAGCTTGCCCAACGATGTAGTCAGCCGGTCCACATCCGGCGGCGCGGACTTCCCGATCGACGCCAGCTTCGACAGCACGACCACCGCAGCCGTGATCCCGGCAACGACGACCGTCGCCCGGGCAGCGACCCCCAGCGTGAGGAACGCGGCGCGCAACCCAGCGATGCCGCCGCCAGCCGCGATAGACGCAGCGCGCAGGGTGCCGAGGTTGGTGGCCAGTCCGGTGACACCGCCGCCGACCGCAGCCAGCCCGACCCCGGCCAGCTTGATCAGCTTGAAAGCGGTGTACACCTGGAGCAAATTCGTGAGGAGCCCGGTTGGGACGGCGCTCACCAGCTGCGCGAACGCGTTGACCACCGTGAGCATCCCGGGCCCGGCCTGCGACGCAGCATCGAGGACGTGGAGCAGTGCCTCACCGAGCGCCTGCATCGTCTCGCGGACCGCAGGCCCGTTCTCCCGCGCGTACTGCATGACCTCGGTGAATGGGCCCGACGCGTTGCCGCTGGACAGGACACGGAGAAAGTGGACGACACCGTCGGTCGCCTTATCAAGACTACGGTCCGTGAAGTCCGAGAAGGTCTGCGCCAGCCGGTCGAAACCCGGCGAGGCGACCGCGCCGCCCGCGATCGTCGTCAGCCGGGTCAGCTCCCGCGATGCCGAGATCGTCAACGACGACATCTTCGGCAGGAGCACCGTGGCGACCTGGAGCCCCTGCTCGACCGGCTTCATCGTGAAGCCCGCCATGCGGTCGGACCACGACTTGAACGTGTCGCTGAGCACCATGTACGACCCGGCCGCGCGTTGCGTGGCCTTCGGCATGTCGTTCATCTGCCGCTGGTACTCGGCCTGCTTCTTGATCGAAGCCTCGGACATGGCGCCGGACTTCTTGACCTCGTCCTCGTACGCCTTGTGTGCCTTCGCCGCCTCGGTGATCGTGCTGATCTGCGGCACCACCGCGGCAGTGAACGCGATCGCGGCAGCGCCTGCCGCGCCGAGACCGGCCGCGATCGGCGCCGCCTGTGCCGCCACCGGGATCAGCGCCGGAGCGAGAGAGATGAGCGTGGACTTCAGTCCGATGTTCGCCTTCTGGAACTCGTTCGACGCGCGCGTCATGGCGCTCGCGTCGGAGGCGAAGCGGCCGCGCATGTCCCGGACACGGCCGTTGATGTCCCGGAATCCCGCGGCCGTCTGATCGCCGACGCGCACGGTGATCGTGATGTCATCAGACATGGCTCACCTCCGGGTCCGGGTCATCGGGGGTGCCGAGGTCGACGATGCGGAGCATCCGCAGAAGTTCGGGGTCCTCGGCGTATAGCTGTGAGGGAAGGCAGTGGAACCGCTCGCACAGCGCCAGCACTGTGCGAGCGTGGGTCAGCTCGCCAGGCTCTCGGAGGGGACGTCCATGGGAATCGACGCCTCCAGGGACGGCACGCCATCGGGTGAGGCGCTGTCCAAAGGGGCGGGCACTCCGTTGATGGCGTCCGTCCACGCGCGGATGACCTTGTTGTTCAGGTCGGGTTCGAGGCCGAGGATGGAGTCGAGCGTGAGCGGCAGGGTCTCGCCGTTGTCGCCCTCGATGTTCCACTCGACGAGGCGGTCTGCGTAGGTGCGCAGCATGCCGTTCACGGCGTCCTCGCTGCCGTCTTCGCGTGCGGTCTCGATGCCGAGCGTCTGCCCGGTGTTCAGGCCGCGCAGCTTGACGACGAGGCCGTCGAGGTCCGGGTCTCCCTCGAACTTCAACTCATAGATCTTCTTCTTCGGCTTGAAGCCCACGGCCGTTGCCTCTCAGGTCCAGGTCGGGACGGTGCCGTCGGCGAGGACGCCAGGCACAGCCCACGTGAGTTCGCCCGAGTCCGAGCGCGACAGCGGATAGTCCGTGAACAGGCACTCGTTGGTCAGGGTCTGGCCTGACACTGCGAGCGTCACCGTGCGTGGGACGCTCGTGGACGGGATGGTCTTCCACACGTCGTGCGCCTGGTTGGTCGCGTCGTTGAACACGCCATTCAAGGTGACGCTGAAGTCCGCGAGGAGGAGGATCCGCTCCATGGCCGACTTGTCGATACCGGTCACGTCCTGCACTGCGCGCGGCGTCGCGAACTGAAGATTCGTCACATCGTTCTTGATCGCCCGGGGTGTGCCGGCCGCGTCATCGACGCTGCACGTGGTCCACCCGAGGCCGCTCTCCTTGGCCATGGTCAGCCCTCCTTCTGCTGGTCGACGAGGCGGAGTTGGTGCTCGCCGAAGTCTTCGACCCAGTCAGCGGGGCGCTGGTGGGTGCGGGTGTTGCCGGTGGGGTTGCCGCGCCAGTCGCCGTCGCGGACGACGTAGACCTCCGGCCGGGTCCTGTGCTCGGCGAAGCAGCGCTGGCCGGACTCGAACCGGAACACGGTGAGTCCGGCCCCGGTCTTCGTCTCGCGGAACGTGCGCCGGGACTGCGTGCGGACGTACGCCGCCTGCTGCGCGCCGAGTTCGGTCCGCTCGTCGACGGTCGACTCCCACCCGCGCAGCCACGCCGCGCAGCCGACCTGCTGGCAGGCAGCGACGAGCGATGTGTCCCGCGGGCTGGTGATGCTGTACGTCTGGTACGCCCCGGGGGCGAGGAGCATCCGGTCGACTCGGTTCATCTGCTGCATCAGAAGGCCACCGCCACGTCGTTGCGGACCGCGCTCACGGCGAACACGGCGTTGGTGAAGGTGCCGGTCGTCACCGCGCGGAGGTACCGCTCGACGGTCTGGCCGCGCGCGGTCTCGATGCGCTGCGCGCCCACGCCGGTCGCCGCGGTGAAGGAGCCGCCGACCACGTCGGTCCACGTGTCGCCGACGCCGTTGTCGCTGGACTCCTGGAGCTTCACGGTCACCGAGGTCCCGGTGAACGCGAATACGTGCAGATACGCCTGAAGGCCGAACAGCGAGGCACCGTTGAACAGGGGCGGCGAACCAACCCCGAAGTCGACCGAGGAGCCGTTCCCCGCCACGGTGTCCGTGCGCTTGCCCGCGGTCAGGGAGCGGCCCCACTCCAGGCCGTAACCGTTCGCGGCGGCCTCGACGGCGAACTTGAACTCCCCGCTGTCGCCCCGCTGCCCGTCGTAGTTGAGCTGCTTGGCGACGATGTTCGCCGACGCCCCGCCGAGCGCGGTGCCGCGGAAGTAGGCGGCCACCACGTCCGTCGTGGGCAGCGTCTTGAGGCGGGCGTGTGCCTGGTCAGGCAGCGTGCCCGGGTTGAAGAACGCCGTCATCTGGAGACGGCCGTCCCGGATGCCGCCCCGGCGCTCGGGGGCGCTCTTGTCGATGCCGGTCATCTCCAGGGCGGCCGGGCCCCCGCCCACGTTGCCGAGCGCGTTGATGTCGCCGGACAGGTCATAGCCCGCGATGTACAACGCGTCACCGAGACCGGACTGCTTTCCCATTACGGGGCCTCCTCCCACAGGTCGTTGACGATCAGAGGCACGGAGATCGTGAAGACTCGGAAGGTCGCCGAGTCCTGTTCGAGGTAGCCCGCCCGCGCGGACAGGGCGACGCCGTGCGCGCCGCGGATATCGATCTGTCGGACCTTGCCGCCGAGGGTGAAGTCGCCGCAGTACGCCGCGTACAGGTCCGACATCGCGGCCATGAGGTTGCGGTCGATTGCGTCCTCGGGCTCGGACAGGGGCGAGTACAGACGGACCATGACGAGCACGCGGGCCGTGGTCGACGCGAGACCCGACGAGTTGACAGGGGTGACGGAGTCCACCCACGCGGCGGCCGTCAGCCCGCCCGTGGTCGGTGCGCTCTTGGGCTCGCTGCCGTTGACCCGCTCGAACCAGCCGGACGCGTTAGCGTGGGACTCGACGCCGTCGAGGATGCCGAGGACGTCCATCACATCCTCCCCACGTACCGGCGGAGGAGCCGCTCGGCCACGGACTGCTTGCGGGCGCGCAGCCGCTCGACCGCACGCCGCCAGTGCTCGTAGCCCTTGAACCGGGTCACCGGGAAGTTCCGCGAGCCGAGCCCAGCCAGCCACGGCCCGTAGACCACGCCCTGGTCCGTGACGATGTGCCCACGTTCGACCGTGATCCGGGACTCGTAGTAGCCGGTCGGGTGCTTGAGGACCTTGTGCAGCTCCTCGCGGACGATCTCGACACCGGTCTCTGCGAGGTCCCGCTCCAGCCGGTCCACGTACGCGGATGCGGCGGCCCGGGCCCGACCGTCGAAGATGGGCCCTCGGCTGCTGACGTCGATCGATACAGCCATGAGTTACACCGCCCGCGATCGGGCCTTGCGGCCATGAGCGGTGTACGTGTCGTCGCGGATCGCGGCCAGCCCCCGGCCGGCCGCCTCGCGCGTGCCCTCGCCGGATCCGACAGTCCGGGCGTACCCGGCGGCGCCCTGGAGCAAGTTCGTCGTGGCCTGCGCGATGGTCAGCTCGTTGACGAGCGCGGGCGGGTCCCAGCGCACGACCGAGCCCCCGGCCGTGTGCGCGGCCGCGGTGGTGCCGAGCATGCCGCGGCGCAGGCGCAGCGAACGCGGCGCGTAGACAGGCGTGGCGGCGTCGTGCGCAGCGATCGTCGAACCGTCTGCGGCACGACGCACGATCAGCGTGTTGCCCGCGATCTCGTCGACCTTGCAGCGCTCGCCGTCGACGAGGATCAACTCGCCCTCGGCGAAAGCGCTGCCGTCGGCGACCGGGATCGTGGTCGTCTTCATCTGTGCGTCGACCGGCGCGGTGAGGGTCTGCCCGGTGGTGGCCATCGAGCGGGCGGTCACGGTGACGCGCTCGTCGTCGAGGCGGAGGACGCTGCCGACGCCGACAGTGGCCGACGTGAGCGCGTCCACGGTGAGCGTGGTCGCCCCGCTGGTGATGCCGCCGTGGGTGCCGAGGGTGGTCTCGTCGTTGCGGTAGCCGAACAGGCCGGTGACGGTGATGTCCCGCTGTGAGGTGGGGCCGCCGCCGAACGTGGCGTTGCTGCCGATGTTCAGCTCGATGTGTGTGTACGGCGGTTCGTCGCGGCCGTCGGAGCGGCGGAGGAGCACGTCCTCCAGGTCGAGCGGCCGGCCACCGGACGTGAGGGAGGTGAGCGAGATCAGCTCGTTGTCGTCGAGCCACAACCGCCATGCGGCGGCGCCCTGCCCGTTGGGCCAGTCCCACGAGCGGGACGCCTGCTCGGGGTAGAAGCGCCGGTGGCACAGCCCTTCAACTGCCGTCGATGCGGCGCCGATCGCACGGTCGATCTTGCTGTTGGCGCGTGCGGTCTCCTTCGCGTCGAGGGCGTCCTTCACGTCCTCACGCGTCGCGTACCAGATACTCACCCCTGCTCACCTCCTCTCTTGTTCGGTGTGGTTCACGGTCAGCGCTTGTCAGCAGCCGACGTACCGGCCGTCTGGTCGCCATCCGTCGTTGGGGCAGTAGGGGTGTCCGTCTGGTCCTTGCCGGAGCGGCTCGCCGTCTTGCGGGCACGCGACGGGGTCTGCGTCCCGCTCGGCTCGGGCGAGGTCTCCGGCTTCTCCGACGATGTCTCGGAGCTGCTCCCAAGAGATGACTCCTCACCTCCCTCGTCCTCGGCGTGCTCGTTGGACGGGCCTCCGTGCACGGTGACCTTGGCCATGTCGTCCTCGCTTCCTTCCTCGACGCGTACGGCACAGCCGCACTGCGGGCAGACGGGGGCGCCGACCGCATAGAGGGCCGTGCAGTCAGCGCACTTCCACAGGGCCATGTCAGGCCCCGGTCGCCGGGAGGTTCGCCGGGGCGCGCTGCGCGGTGAGGTCACGGGTGAGCGCGGTGACGGTGCCCGCGCCGGTCGACGTGAGCTTCACGTACCGGTAGCCGTCCGACAGCGACGTCCCCTCGACCTCGATCACGGCCGCGTTCTGCGTGGCCGCGGCGGCCGTGGTGACGGTCGCGCCCGCAGCCTGCGTGCGCCGGGTCCACGCGTCGGAGCCGTTGCCGGTGTTCGTGTGGTACTCGCTGATCGAGGCAAGGTTCTGTGCGCCCGTGCCCGCCGAGTCCTTCGCCTCCTGGAGCGTGTAGACGTCGCCCACCGCGCCTGTGAGGAAGCAGGAGAACGTGACGCCGGCCGCGCCCCTCAGCCCGATCCATACGCCGTCGGCGGCGGGGGTGATGTTGACCAGTCGGCCGAGTGCTCTCTGTGACATGGGAATTGCTCCTGTCTGGGGTTGCCGCCGGGGCGACACTGCCGGGTCGGGTGGTAGCCGCCGCCGGGGTGTGAATGCCGGCGGCGGCCGGGGAGGTCAGAGCAGCTCAACGAACGGGGAGAGCGTGGCGGAGCTGCCGTTCTGCGGGGTGATGGCGGACTGGAGCCACGGGCGGCCGTCGACGCGCTGAATGATCCGGAACGTCGTCTTGTCGGCGCCGAACTGGTAGTCGGTGGACGAGTCCGCGGTCATGGTCTGCCGGTCGCCAACGAGGTAGTACGACAGGTCGGTGAAGGCGAGGTCGCCGCGGGAGCCGAGGACGCCGCCCTTCTCGGTGATGATCAGCGGGCGGCCGAAGATGGACATCGGGAACGGGCCCGCCGCGTTGACGACGAACACGCTGTTGCCGCCCGTGCCGACACTGAGGGACATCTGGAGCAGCTCGGGCAGAGCGTCCGGGGAGCAGGTCCACACGCCGCGCGACAGCGACGACGGCAGCATCCGGGCGACCATCTTGACGATGTCGACGTACCCGATCTTGTTGGAGTTCGCGCGGGTCACGGTGACCGCCGCGGCGTTCCCGGCGCCGCGGAAGCCGAGCGGCTCACCGGTACCGGAGCCCGCCATGAACTTGGCGTCCTCCTCGAACGCGAGGGCCTGCGGCCACAGGCGCTCCAGGAGTGCGGCGAAGCTGGTGATGGAGTCCTGGAGCAGCTCGTTCGGAACCGCCGACAGGCCGGTGAGCTTCTTCGCGTCCAGCGTGATGCGGCCGAACTTCGGGGACGCGTCCTGAAGCGGCGCACCCTCCTCACCCCAGTAGGCGATCATGCCGCCGAACACGGAGCCCGCGTTCGTCGAGCTGTCGATCATCGGGAAGGGGACGCGCGCTGACTCCATCGGCACGACGGTGGCCAGCGGCCGGACGACGGACTGTTCGAGCGCGATCTCCATGAGGTTGGAGCGCAGCGTCTCGGGGACGAGGAACCCGCCGTCGGCCGGGGAGACGCTGCTCGCTGCGTTGCGCAGTGCACCGAGCTTCTCTGCGTCCGCCTTGGGGTTCTTGTGCCAGATGTTGCGGATGTAGTCGATGCCGTCGCTGAAATACTGGTCGACGGCGGCACCAGGCGCGGACGCGTTGTGCGCGGTGCCCTGCCGGTGCGTGGTCAGCATGTTCGCGCCGCCGCGACGGGCCTGCGGGTCGAGGTCGAGACGCTTGATCGCCTTGCGGGCGTCCTTGTCCTTCGCGTCGAAACCGTTGTCGCGGAGCATCTGCGCGAACTGGCGCTGCGTCTCCTCGGCCACGAGCTTGTTCAGCTCCGTGCCGTCGCCCTGCTGCTGCTCGGCGTAGGCGTCCATGAACTCTCGGGTGGAGTCCGCCGACGCGAAGATCTCCTTGCGCTTCGCCGTGTCGGCGAGCATCTCCGCCAGCTCGTCACTGTTGCGCGGGACGGTCTTCGTGGGTGTTGCCACTGGTGCCTCCTTCAGGCAGACGTCGCCGCGCTGGACGACGAGTCGGGGTCGACAAGGTGGGAGAGATCGGCCGACCAGTCGTCTGCCGGTTCGGTGGTGAGGTGAGCGAGGTCGGTCGACCACCCGTCGGCTGGGTCCGGCTCGATGCCTGCCTCAGGCTCGACAGGCTGGTCCGGCTCAGTGGCGGGATCTTCGGCGGGCGGGCTCTGGTTCTTGGCGACCGCGCGACGAATCATGGCGACGATCTCCTCGCCGACGGTGTCGCCAAGCGCGGCCGTCAGTACGACCCGCTGCGACTTGTCCTCGCGGGCAGCGGGCGGCGGGCCAGGCTTCGGCCGCTCCGGTTGGACCGGACCCGTGTAGCCGTACGCGGCGAGGTCCCAGGCACGCGCCATGTCCGGCTCGTCCTGCTCCGGCTGCTCGACGGGCTCGCCCGTACGCGGCGTGGCCAGGGCCTCATCCGCGAGGCCGGCCGCGACCGCATCCTCCGGCAGATACCAGGACTCCGCGCGCATGGCCTCGCGCCACTGCTCCCGGGTGCCGCCGGCGCGGGCCGCGTAGGCGTCGGCGATGTTGTCGCTGATGAGCGCGAGGAGCTTGCCCATCTCCTCCATGTCGGCCGCGTTGCCCAGGCACACCCCGGACGCGTCGTGGATCATCAGCATCGCGTTGGGTGCCATCTCGACCCGGTCACCCGCCATAGCGATCACCGAAGCGATCGATGCGGCGACGCTGTCCACCTGGATCACGACGTTCGCCGGGTGGGAGCGGAGCGCGTTAGCGATGGCGATGCCCTCGAACACCGAGCCACCCGGCGAGTTGATGCGCACGCGCAGGTTCGGAGAGGTGACCCCGCGCAGGTCCGCGATGAACATGTCGGCGGTCGCGCCGTACCAGCCGCCGATCTCGTCATAGAGCAGGATCTCGGCCTCGTCCGGGTCCGCAGCGTTCGTGATGCGGTACCAGGACTGCGCCTCGATGCCGTGCTCGGCACGGAGCTTGCCAGCCTGCTCGCGCTGCCGGGCAACGAACCCGGCCGCAGCGGCGGGCAGTGTGAGCCCCGGGATTCCGGTCATTCGCCCTCACCCTTCCGGCCGCGCTTGACGACCTTGCAGCGGCACGCATTGCCGTACTGGACTCCCTCGCAGCGCACGTAGCCCTCGCCCTCGGGGTAGTCCTCGTATGCCTGCTGCCGGTTCTTGTAGGTCTTGCCGTTGTTCTCGCGGCACGGGCTGCACGTGTTGTCGTCGTCCTCCGCGACGACCACCCAGCGCTGCGCCGCCTCGATCTCGTCGGCGGCCCACCCGGGGGGCGTCCAGCGGTTCGAGGGCTGCACGGCCGGCGCACCGGATCCCGCAGGCAGATCGAAGCCGAGCATGGGCAGGATCAACGGTGCGGTGGATGGGGCGCCCTGGACGATGTCCACGAGCAGCTGCTCCTCCGGTGTCCGCGATCCCATCTCGGGGAGATCGACGGTGGAGAGGATGTCGCCCGGCGCCCATCCGGCGTTCTTGAGGGTGGAGGCGGCGAGCGCCTTCTTCTGGATGACGTTCGCCGTGGCCTCGATGTCCTCGGGGACGGGGCTGACGAAGTCGAATTCCAGGCCGCGCGTGGTGGCCCCGTACATGGGGAGCAGCCTCGTGTTGAGCATCTCCCGCACGCGCTCCAGGCGCGGCTGGATTAGCCAGCGAGCGAAGACGTAGGCGGCGGCCTCGGCGTTCGCCCGGTTCACGTCATCCGTGCTGCCGAGCATGGGCTTCGGGAAGCCGAACGCCTCACGGATGATCTCTCTGTTGACGCCGCGCAGCTCGGTGAACTGCATGTCTCGCATGCTGTATTTCCGGTCGACCCACTTCAGGCCGCCCTCCAGGACTGCGACGCGGTGGGCGTTGGAGACGCCGCGGTGCTGCTCGCTCCAGCGGGTGCGGAACTCGCTGAACTCGTCGTCGCTCAGGCGGCGGTCGACCTCGACGACACCGCCCGGCTCGGCCGAGTTCCGGAAGAAGTTGGCGTTCCACTCGGCGCTCGCACGGGTGGCGTCGATGTCCATGAGGATCGTCTGCACGACACCCATGCCCCGGTACGGGTCGAGCGGGTTCGGCCTTCGCAGGCTGATGACCTCGTCCACGCCGAGCGGGACACGCTCGCCGGCCGGGCCGCGGTAGATGAAGCCGAGGAGGAAGTCGTCCGGGTCAGGGACCGGCTCCATGCGGTCCGGGCGCACCGGCCAGAGTTCCAACGGCAGGCTGACGTTCTCGTGGTGGGCGATCACCCACCACTGCTCGCCCGTCAACTCCTCGTGCTGCTGCGCGCTCTCGCGGAACGCGGGCCCGGTCATGTGCGCGTTGGGCCTGTTCCACAGGTCGAGCGCGGCGTGGGAGGTGACCTCGACGCGGTCCTCATCACGGCCTGACGGAGCGGAGCGGTAGAGCTTCCACTCGACGCCGGCGTACGTGGTGCAGATGCGGTCGACGATCGCGTACAGGGTGGACGAGCCGCCCATGGCGCGCATCTGCGCCTCTTGGCCGGCGGGGCGGAGGAGGCCGGAGCCGAGTCCGGCGCGGCCGGTGGTGGGGGCGAAGGGGACGGGGGCGCGGTTGACGATGCCGGTGGCTGCTGAGGCGAGGGAGCCGAGGAGCGTTCTGCCCACCGGTCACCTCCCTCGCGTCAGTCGCCGCCGTCAACCCACCACTGCATGACGAACAGGGATGCCCCGGCGGTGATCAGACCGATCCCGATGCCAAAGATATTCCATGTTCCCGCTGTGATGAGTGTAAATCCTCCTGTCAACATGGACTGAGACCGCAAATCTTTCAGCTTCGAGGGATCGAACCGCCTCATCACACCCACCTCATCCGGGGCCGCCCACCGAGATCCAGTTCGGCGACCATGTACCTGCCCGCATCCATCCCGTGATCGTTCACCTTCAGCGGCACCTCCGGCGACGTCCCGCCCGGCTTCACCGCCCACACGTAGCCCGTGACCTCCTCCTCGGTGGAACACGGCTTCTTCGCCTCATCAAGCTCTGTGTCCCGCTCGACCAGCGCGCCGCGCACGATGAACAGCCGCGCCCGCCCGTCGCCCGCCACCTTCAACCGCGTCTGCACCGCCTGGATCCCCGGGCTGACGCTCTTGTTCGCCGCCACCGTCGACAGCTCCAGGTGCTTCTCCAGCGTGGCCCGGTCCTCCGCGTCGTGGTCGCAGATCACCGCGCGCGGCCGCGGCTCCCGCCACTGCCCCGACGGGTAGACCATCAGCGCCCGCGCCTGCCGCGCCACATCCTCGACCAGGCGCCGCGTGTGGTAGATCTCCCGGTACAGGAACAGCCGGCCGTCAGGGTCCTCGGCCCACCACTGCACCACCATGGGGTTGGTGAACCCGAAGTCGACGGCCATCCACCTCGTCCACTCGTGCGGGATCGTGAACGGGTCGACCAGGTGCACGGCCTCGTCGAACTCGCCGTAAATGAGGCCCTCGGCCGCCGCCCACGTCCCGTCGCGGAGGCGAGCCTTGCGGACGCCGGTGAGCGCGTCGAGCTTGGCCAGGTAGGCGCGGCCCACCTCGGTGGGGGTCCCGTCGGCCCGCATGTAGGCGGGGTTGTCGATGTGCCGGGAGACGAGCATCCGCGCGGCGCCCTGGTCGCAGCGCTGCTTGATCCAGTGCGTGGGGGCGGACGGGTTGCAGGCGCCCATCTGCTGCTGCCACGACAGCTTCCCGTTCCGCAGGCGCGTACCGACGGACTCCCAGTCGTCGAGGGTGAGTTCGGTCGCCTCGTCACCGAAGACCAAGTCGTACTCGGCGGACATAATCTTCGCGGGTTTGTCCATCCCCGCAACGTCGATCTTCGCGCCGTTCGAGTACCGGTACCCCGGAGCTTCGCGGGGCGAGCCGCCGAACCAGGTGACGATGCCGCGCGCGAGCGCGTCGGGGATGACCTTCTTCTCCCACGTGACCAGCGTGGTCGAGCCGAGGCTGACCGCGGTCTTGCGGAAGATCAGGCCGCGCATGTCCGGGTTGTGCAGCGCGGCCAGGTGCAGGCGGAACAGACAGGCGAGAGACTTGCCGGTGCCCGCCGGCCCCGCCATGAACACTTCGGACTCGCGCGCCTTGAATAGCGCTTGAGCTGCGCCCCGCGGTTCGTAGCGGACGACCGCGTCACGGTCGAGCGCGGTCGTCACGTGCGGTCCGTGGGTGCGGGAGTCGGTGTGCTGCTCGGGAACCTTGGGAAGGGCGGGCCCGTCGGCGTGACCCGGTCGCGCGCAGCAAGGGGCCGAGACTCCATGGTGAGGATGAGCAGCTCGGCGTCGAGGTACAGGTTGTCGATCGTCGTGGGGGGCGGCTCGCTCATGTCAGGTCCGCGGGGTCGACGCCGACGACCTCGTACCGGACGGCCCCGCTGACGTTGACCTTCTGCTCGGCGTCGAGGCCGTGCAGCTTCCGGTACGACGCGCGAATCCGGAGAGCGGTCTCGATGGCCTGGAGCTTGGGCCCGGAGTCCTTCAACGGCTTCTCCTCGCCCGACTCCGGGTCGAGCATGGTGACGACCTTGCCGTGCGAGACGACGACGTGGTTCGCCTCGATGACCTCCAGGGCCATCACGTACAGGTCGTCGAGCTGCCCGGACTCGGCGGCGATCAGCTTCTCGACGGCCGGCCGGGCGACATCCGCCTTCGCCGCCTGTACGGCGCGCCACGCGCTGCCCTTGTCGATGCCGAGCTGCTCGCCGATCTGTGCGTACGTGAGTCTCTGCGCCCGGAGTTCGGCGGCGCGGGCGTCGCGCTGGACGGTGGTCATGCTGCGTTCGAAGCTGCCACGTCCGTTGCGTTGGCGGTCGTCCGAGTGGGGTTCCGGCGCCGGGCCCTTGTCGGGGTCGGCCGGGGCCGGGTCGTCGGTGTTCATGCTTCGTGATGATACGGGCGGTGTCCATCGCGAACCATGATGAGACGAGACACGGGACAGCCCGCCCCGTGTCAGGGGGCGGGTTGCTCCGGTGGGTGCGCTACTGACCGCGCCAGTCCGCGAGGGCCCCTGCGATGACCTCGCCGTTGGTCAAGGTGCCGTCTTCGTTGAAGTCGTTCCACATCTCGTACAGCCAAGCGGCGAACGGCTCGGCGCTGTAGCGCGGCAGCTCGCTAGCGTCGATGACGTACGCGCGGATCATGGCCTCGGCCACCGGCTGGACTTCGGGCCGCTCGTCGAGGTCGGTGCCGGACTCGGCGAGGGCGTCGGGGTTCAGCTTGTCCATGCTGGTCTCCTCGGTGACGGGGAGCCACGGGCAACCGGGGCGGCGGTAGATGACCGTCAAGTGTGGCTTGTCGGAAGCGAGTTCCGTGGCGGTGTCCTGGCTGTCGCAGGAGACGGTGTCACCGTTGGTGGTGCGGACAGCCCAGTCGAGTTCGGTGCTCGGCATGGTGGTTCTCCTCGTGGGTCAGGCGGCGAGCAGGAGGCGGGCGGCGAGCTGGTGGTAGCAGCGGCTGCCCTTCAGGCCGGCGGGGCAGGTGCAGGCGCTGGGGGCCGAGCGGTAGGTCTCGGTGCCGTCGGTGGAGACGGCGAGGAAGACGACCGAGCGGAGGGGGATGATCGCGGCGTCGGCGATCAACTCGCGGGCGCTGGCGATCTGGTGGGGCTTGTAGTCGCTGGTGTCGACGGCGGCGGCGCGGATGTGGCGGGCGCAGGTGGGGCCGTAGCCGGTGGCGGTGGAGCGGGCGGAGGTGAGGGTGCGGCCGCAGCGGAGGCAGTTGGTGTGCTGGTGGGTGGTGGTGTTCTGCATTGCTGCCCCCTCGTTCGTAACCTTGTGGGTACACAGTAAACGGAAACCGTGTACCCACACAAGGGGTTGCGCCAAAGAAACCGTGTGGGAACATGAGAGGCATGGCCGATGACCCCTCAGACCACACGTTCAGCACCAAGTTCCGCATCCCGCGCAGCATGTGGAACGCCTACGGAACAGCCGCAAAGCGAGCGGGAGTCGACCGCAGCGCAGACCTCGTCGACCACGTCCGCGACTTCATCCGCACCCACGGCAACGAGCAGGAACTCGCCGAGCTGGAAGCCGCCGAGCAGGAGCTCGCCGAGCGCCGCGCACGCAAGGGCGGCCGGCCGAAGAAGGGGACGAGCGCGTGAGTGGGGAGGACCTCGATGCTCACATTGAATTTGGGCGGAAGATGTTGCGGCAATCCTACGAAACGGGCATGGCTCAGCGGTTTCCTTCGCAGACGCGGACGCTCGCCGAGATGTTGGAGACGCTTGAGGGCGCGCGCGCCGCAGGCCCGCCCGCTGATCCGCGCTGGGAGTGGGTCGAGATTCCAGTCGGCGGTGGCCCGTCCGAGTGGGTCAAGGGCGCATGTCGGCACCTTGCTCCCGTCGAAGTGCGCAGCTCGGTGACGGACGAATTGCTTGCGCACCTCTGCCCAGACTGCGACGAGCAGCTCCCGGCGTGACGGCGGCCCCGCCCGGAACACTCCAGGCGGGGCCGCACGCGCACGACGATCAGTACTCGCCGGCTGCCCTCAGCTCCTTCGTCACCTGCGCCCGAAGCTTCGGGCAATACGCCTTGACACCCATCACGAGCAGCTCGTTCGCCTCGCCCTTCTCCGTCCCCCAGTCGCTGCCGAACGGATAGAGCGCAGCACCCTGATCATCAAAGATGTAGTCGACGCTGTGCTCCGCCTTCAGCTCCTTGCACCACTGCGGCGGGAACTCGATGAGGTCGCCGTCGGCTGGCGCTCCGTCATCCCAGCTCGCGAAGTGGGTGTTGTGCACGGAGTCGAGGAAGTCCTCGGACGGTGTGATCTTGGAGGCGGCGGACGGTTTGCTGTCGGTTCCGCTGTCCGAGTTGGAGCAGCCGGCGGTGGCGGCGATGAGTAGTGCCACGGCTATGCCGGTGACGGTGGTGCGGCGGTGCATGATCCCCCCCAGGGTTCGTGGTGTTCCGGGGCATGATGCGTCGCGCGGTGCCGTCTGTGCTGCGCCTTGTCCGTGTTGTGACATGAGGCAGCCCCGCCGCACCGGGGGGTGTACGACGGGGCTGTCTGCCGGGCGCTACCCGGCGTGAACCTTGAGTGTGTCAGCTCTGCTTCTTCTTCTCGCCGGGAACCGGCTTCTTCTCCTCCGGGTACCAACCGCCCCGCGATGACTGGTACGTCGTGCTGTGCTCGTCTTTCGGTGAGCCCTTTGCGTACCGGGTGGGGAAGTTCTTCGGCAGTGCCATGATGGCGCTCCTGTCTCGTGTGATCGGGATGGGGAACCGGGGCGGCCGGCTAGCTGCCAGGCGGGCGGCCGCCCCGGGGTCTGGGTGTCAGCTCTTGGGCTGCTTCTGCTTGGCGGCGTCGAAGAGTCGGTCGACGAGGTCGCTGACCTGAGAGCGGCGTTCCTGGGTCTCGGCGTGGTCGCGGATCAGCGTTCCGGCCTGGCCGATGGCCTCTACACTCAACCCCTTCTGAGAGGGGTCCTCGTCGCCGTTGTTGGCGTTGGTGTTGTTGGCTGACCTGCAACAACAACCGTCACCGTGCTCCTCGCTCTCGACAGAAGGGGCGGGCGGAATGTCCTCGTGATGTACGCCCGGCCCATTGCCGGTAGGGGCGCGGACACCCGACCGGACCCGGACGCCCGCGGCCTTCAACAGAGCGCGAACGGCTTTCGTGTCGGCGGCGCCGAGCGGCTTCAAGAGTGTCGTCAAGAGCACGTGATGCCCGCCCTCGCCGAGCGTGCGGAGCGCCTCGCCGACGTCCGGCGGCTCCTGCTCCTCGGGCACCTCGTCGTCGCTGCGCCGCTTCCTGGCCCACGCCGCGGCCCGCTGTACGGCCACGGTCACGATCACTCCGGTCACGAAGTACGCGACGTAGGGGAAGGCGAGCAGGATCGCCCGAACACCGATCACCACGGCCCCCGCCAGGATCAGCGCCACGACGGCGCCCGCGACCCTGCTCGGCGGCCCTTCCTCGGTCTCTGGGGCCTCGGTCTCGACGTCCGTGGCGGTGATCTCGTCGCTCATCACACGGCCCCGTACACGGTGTCGCCGAGCCAGTTCGCGGCCTGCGCGATCGGGACGGCGGCGAGGCCGGCCACGCCCGCGCTGGTGCCGAGGCAGATGCCGCACCAGGCACCCCACTTGAGCCCTGAGCCGTAGCGGGACGACTTCTTGATCGCGACGATGATGACCACGGTGAGGATGAGGACGATGCCGCCGCCGGTCTGCGTGAGCGGGATGTAGGCGGTCCCGGAAGACTGCTGGCCGGTCTGTCCCCCTACGCCCCAGACGAGGGCGACGTCCCCCAGCCAGTTCGTCATCCACAGTGCGGTCTTGGCGGCCCAGCCGATGAGTCCGCCGACGCCGAGAGTGACGAGGACGCCGTACGCCCACGACAGGAGGAACGGCAGGAGCGTCCCGATCTGCCGCATTGGGTCGTTGCGGAGGGTTTTGGAGCCGGGCCACCACTGCACGATGGCTGCGGCGAGGATGCAGATGCCGACGGTGACACCGCCGATGGTCACGTAGTTCACGGGGTTCCTAGCGGGTGAGGGCCATGCCGAGCGCGGCGAGGGCGAGTACGCAGACGGTGGTGGCGCTGACGGGCGCGGCGTAGAAAAGCCGGTGGCGGCGGGGCGCGATAGTGCATAGGCCCAGGAGCCCGATCACGGCTGCGGTGGGGAAGAGCACGGTGAGCACGGCTACTCCCATCGCAGGGTGTCGGAGGCGAAGTAGGCGTCCCAGGACCAGGCGGCGGGCGTGTAGCCGGGCGGGAGGTCTGCGGCCGGCGGGAGCGCGGGGAGCTGCTCGGCGTCGGGGCCTACGCCGCGTTCGCGGAGCAGCGCGCGTATGCCGAGCTCGGCCGCGTCGGGGCGATGGCGGGTGGCGGTCATGGGGTGGGCCTCTCGGCGAGGGCGTCGCGTACCCGCTCGGCGCGTGCCTGGCCGATGCGGAGTTCGGCCTTGAGTACGCGGATCGAGACGGGCTGGTTGTTGTGGGTACGCCTGTACTCGGCGTCGAGTACGCGGGCGCGGCCGAGGAGCGGGTCCGTACCCGGCGGTGTACTCGGGGCGGGTACGGACTCTTCGTTGCGGGCCCGCGCGCGTTCCTCGGTGGCCCGGCGCTTGATGAAGTCGAGGGGGTCTTCGAGCGGTTCGTCGGGCACGCGGGCGTGTACCTGGGTACGGGTGCGCTCGGCCGCAAGTACGGGTTCGGGTGCGCGTACCTCGGGGTGTACCTCGGGCATGTCGGTGAGGTCGAGTTCGAGCGTCGCGGCTGGTGGAGGCGCGGGTACGTCGTCGGGTACCGGCTCAGGTACGGCGGTGAGCTCGGGGCGCTCGGGTGCGGTCGGCGTGATGCTTTCGGGCACGCCCCACTTGTCTGCGCGTAGTGCGAGACCGGCCTGCGCCTCGGACACGGGTACGCCGTACTCGGTGCACAGCACGGCCAGTTCGGCACGGTCCGCTACGGGGTGCGCGCGGTGCACGGACTGGATCGCCTCGATCGGATCCATCCGGCGGAGCTGCTCCCCGGTCACGCCGAGCGGGGTACGCGGGTACGCCTCGGGTACGGGCTGCTGTACCCACGGGGAGACGACGGGTACGGTCCGCAGCTCTGCGGCGCTGCGCCGCCCGGCAAGCTGCTGCATCAGGGTGTGGCGCTGCTCGCCGTTCGTGGCCGCGCCGGAGCGGGCCAGCGCGGCGGCGAGCCGGGCCTTGCCCCACGGGCTGAGCCATCGGCGCGCGCCGAGGCGTACAGCGCGCGCGGTCGCCCGGTCGCGGGTGATCTGCTCCGCGGTACGGTCCCGCGTCGCGAGCCCCACGTACGACAGGAGCCGCTCGCGCAGCTCCCGGCCGATCATCGGGAGCAGCCCGGAGGACAGCGCGGCCGGGCGGGCGACGCGGATCTCCAGGCCCATGGCCAGGTGCCAGAGCATGCCGGCCATGACGGGGCCGATGACGGCGCGGACGGTGCCGCCGAGGATGCCTGACTCGGTGTAGCAGGGGATGACGAGGACGGCCGTGATCAGCCACATGAGGACGCCGGGGACACCGGGTGTTCCGGCCGACTTCTCGGTGGTGGTGGCGTGCTTGTTGGCGCGGGCCATGACGCCGCACGCCATGAGTGCGACCTCGGCGGCGGCGAACATCACCAGGCGCTCGGTGGAGTCCGCCATGTCGAGCCGGTGCTTGGCGAACCGCCAGCTCGTGTCACCCGAGTACGCGGTGCACACGAGCGCGCCGGCGGCCGCCATGAGCACGGCAGTGGGCGGGCGGCGCAGAGAGCGAATGCCCTTTGTTGCGCCCCACGATGCGACGCCGACGAGGGCCATAGCGGCCGCCATGATGGTGGCGGCCGGCCAGGGGTTGGCGACCGCCCACGGGGTGAGCTGGTCAATCACGGTGACTCCAGGAAGGGAGAAGACCGGGCCCCGCTCGGGGGATTTGGCGGGACCCGGCCGGTCTGGTGGTTCAGCGGGCGCGGCGCGTGCTGCTGGCCGGGGCGACGCCGGGGATGAACCAGGCGCCGCATCCGCCACAGACGAACTTGTCGCCCTGGAACTCCATGGGCTTTCCGCAGCAGGTCACCGGCTGCGTGCCTGCTCGTTGCCGTGGGCGCCGGTGATGGCGAGCTGGTCGCGCGCGGCACCAGCGGCGGCCGACTGTTCGCCGGGGGTGCGCAGGTCGTTCTTGCACGCCTGGACGGTGGCGGGTTCGTCGATGATCCGGTTGCCGCTCGTCGGGGTACTGGGCTGCGGGGTGGACTGATCGGTACGCTCGGGCATGCCTGCCTCTTCGTGGAGTTGAAGGTGGGCGCCCCCGGCTCATATGGCGTTCCAGCGCCGGGCCGGGGGCTTTGTGCATCAGTGACTGCGGAGCCACTTCCAGCACTGTAGGGGAACCCCCTACACTTGCGCCAGTGGCCCGCCCAGAGAGAAGGGGCCGGGTGTGACCGAGGAGGCGCAGCGGGTGTTCGACGCCATCGAGGCTTTGAAGGAGATCGCCGACCCGACTGAGAGAGCGCGCGCACTCGGCGAGGTGCTGAAGGCGATGCCGGCGCGGAGTAAGGACCTGAAGGAGGCCCGGCAGGCTGCGGTGGGCGAGATGTTGGCGAGGCCTGATGCGTCGCTGCGCACCGTGGGGGCCGAGCTGAGCATCAGCTTCAGCACGGTGCAGGACATCATGAAGGGCTACTCGGGGTCGGGCTCGAAGCGGCCGAAGAAGAGCGATCCGGAGGCGTAGCAGTGAATGATCTCGTGCGGTGGCTTGGCGAGCAGCTCGAAGAGGACGAGCGGATAGCCAAGCGTGCGGTACCGGGCCCGTGGCGTCATGAGCCGGATCGCCCCGACCCTCCACTCGGTACGCCTGGTTCCGAGGAGGCGATCTACGCAGGACCTATCGGGCCGAGCGAGGCGCGGATTGCGGGAACGGGTATGCCCGGTGACCGGCAGAGCTACCTCAACGCCGTGCACATCGCCGAGCATGATCCAGAGCGCGTGTTCAACGAGATCACCTTCAAGTGCAAGCTGCACGCCTGGGCCCTCAACTCGCTCCGCCGTGAAGCACCTGATCAGGTCGAGAAGGTCATCCGCCTCATCGCTGAGACGTACAGGCATCGGCCTGGCTACCGATACGAGTGGCGGCCGTAGCCGCACACGACTGAGCCCCCGACCGTCAGGCCGGGGGCTTCGTCATGCTTGGGTTACTGCTTCGGCCACTGGTCGTGGTTGTGGCTGCACTTGGACGGCCACGCGCACTTCTGGCAGTGCTTGCATTCGACCCTCTGGCTGTCAGCGCCCATCGGGGTGCCGCAGTCGGCGCACCGCTTGATAGTGCTCTCGACTGGCGTGGTCTGCTCCATCAATCTCCTTTGTGCTGGCCGCGGCCAATCCGCGGCGGCTCTTGAGAGACGTACGGAGGGTGCGGAGGGTTGTAGCCGCCGCGGCGCCCCGCCTGGAGCAGCCTGGCGTGCTCCTGATCGGTGGCCGGGCGACGCTGGGGACATGGCCGCGTCCACACCCGTAGTGATCTACCCGCCCGACGAGGCCGGCGCCCGCCGGGTCCGCATCGACGGCAGCATCCTCGGCCTGGCCTACTCCGTCCGTGATGTGGCCGCGTTCATGCAGGAGGCGGGCTTGCAGTCGTTCGATGAGATGGATGTCGCCCGGTCGCCGTTGATCGAGTGGCGTGGGGGCGGGCCGGAGGTCTGGACGCACTAAATCAGGCGCGCGAGGGGGCCTGCGACGCGAGGTTCGCCAAGAGATCGCGGCCGATGGCCGGGCCCGGCTCGCGGCCGTCAAGTAGGGTCACGTGTCCTGATCCGCTGGCTGCACACCCTGATTGATGTGACGCACGAACCATTCCATCAGGGCGCTCAGTAGGTCAGAAAGCTTAGCGATCAGGTCACCAAGATCCTCCTTGGATAGAGGATCGAAGCGAGGCATCTGCTTGCCCTTCGTGAACCGCATCGCCTGATAGGCCGGCTCAAGCGGGTTGCTCTGGTCCTCCGACCAAGCTCCATGGACATACCCGTGACGCCGGTCGAGAAGGGGCCTGACCTGCCTGAGAAGAGCATCGAGTTTCTCCTGCTCTTCCTCGGTGACCCGGGGATTGGCTTTCGCGAGATCGCCTATCAGTTTCGTCGCGGCCTCTGCTCGGGCGCCGTGGACCCAGAGGTACGCGTAGGGGCTCTCAGAGAGGTGTACTGCGATCATCTGAAGGCGGAGCTCCATGTCTGCTGCTACGCGCACCATGATCCCTAGGCACGCGTACAGTTCCATGTCGTCTCTGTCTATGCCGTTGGTCATCAGCTGAGCGTGGCAGAGCTACGGGCTTCCGTCCTGTGCTTTACCCCGGCGGCACCAAATCGCGGCTCACGTCGGCGGCGGTCACCCTCGTCGGCCCGCCGCACCCATCGGGGACGGCGGGCCGCGTGCTGCTCAGGGCTGTGCGCTGCGCTGGTGTCTACGGCCGCCAGTTGGGCCCACGCAGCGCGGCCGGCACATCCCTCATGGCGGTGCGCGCGGGTAGCTGCCCTGTGATCAGGTACCGGGCCCACGCGTCTGGGTTGAGCGCAGGCCCGGCCGACATCTGTGCACGCTGCGGCGGCTCCGGCCGGTCGAGCTCGGCGAGGATCTCCGGTGTCAGTCCGTGGGCGTGCGCGACGGCGAGCAGGATCGGGCAGTCGTTGATGTTGTCGGTGACCCAGTCGTCGCAGATCCCGGCGGTGCCACAGCCGTCGCACCCTGTGCTGTACCCGTCGTCGACGGCGGCGTGGATGGCGAGGATCTGGCAGTCGGCTTCGCAGCGGCGCAGCACGGCGCCCGGGTCGTGCAGCGCGATGTGCACGCCGGCGGGGTCGTCGCGCCCGAGGTGCGCGACGGTGCCAGCGTTGGCGTCATCGCGGATCTCGCCGCACATGTGGTCGTAGTGCCAGTGTGGACTTGGGTGTTGGGGCGCGCGTGCGATGCGTTCGGCACGGGCGACCTGCTCGGTGATCCAGTCGTGGAGGTCAGGCATCGGGCGCTCCTCTCCGGTAGCGCCGGGTGATCCGGTTGACGACATCGCAGTACCGGGCGAAGGCGACAGCCAGCCAGGGCAGGGCGAGGAACAGGCCGGCGATTTCGGCGAGCAGCAGCAGAGGCGGCACGGTCAGCTCTCCGTCCGGGGTGAGGCGGGTGCGCCGTAAACGGGCCAGTCGGCCGGCGGCTCGACGACGAGCGGCACGGCCCGCTGCTCCCGCAGGGTCTTGCCGTCGTGGAACGGGTCGGCCTGGACGCGACCCTCGTCGTTGCGGAGGTTGGCCACGTAGTGGATGACGCGGCCGTCGGGGGTGTCCTCGATCGTCATGTCGGCGTCGACGGGTACGTCGTCCGGCTCGATGCCGTTGGCGCGCAGCCACTCCTGCACGGCGGGAACGCGGCCTTGGGCGATGTGCAGGTTCCACAGGGCGGCGTTCGAGATGAGGCGGATCACGACTGCTCCTTGATCGGGGTGGCGGGCTGCGTGTGTTCCTCGGCGACGTGCCGGTCGCGGGCGCGCTCGGCGGATTCGCGGGAGGAGTGGTCGAGGGAGAGCGCGCCGTCACAGGTGTCGGTGCCCCAGCATCGGAAGCACCAGGTGTGGTCTCCGCGGTCGGTGCGGTAGCGGTCGACGACGAGGGTGTCGTCCGGGTCGGCGGGCGGTGTGGGCTCGGTCGCTTGGGTCGCTGCCGGGGCGGGCTGCTCGGTGAGCGCGGTGCGCGCCATGGTGGAGGAGGCGCGGTAGCCGCGCTGCCAGTCGGTGACGTCGTCGTGGTCAACGACGCGTACGGCGGCGAGGGTCCGCTCGATGGCGGCCTCGGCTTGTTCGGCGCGCGTGTACAGGGCGTCGAGTTGGTCGCTGTTCATGGCGTCCAGCGGGATGCGCTCGATCATGCGGCGTTGCTCCTCGTCGTGCGGGTCGGGCAGGTGGGTGCGTGTTCGGCGCCGCGGTACACGAGGGCCTCGACGCAGCACGCGTGGACAAGGAGCGCGTCCTGGTCGGGTGGTCGCCGGCATTCAATGCCGTGGGCCTGGCCGCCGGAGTGCTCGGCGAACTGGCAGCACGAGCCGATGGCTTCGAGTTCCAGAGCGGCGCGTCTGGCGTTCTCGTGCCGGGTGAGGATCCAGCGGTGGTGTCGCCGTTCGCAGGCTGCGCACCAGGCGAGGAACGCGGCGCCGTACGCGGTGAGGCCGGAGTACAGCCACTGCCCTTGGGTGCTGGTCTGTACGGCGCAGAGGCCGAGGACGGTGGCGGCGGCGGTGCAGATGCGGGCGGTGCGGAGGCTGGGCGTCATAGGTAGCTCCCAACGGGGTGGATGTCGGTGATGCGGGCGTCGTACGGGAGGCCTTGGCCGAGGAGGTCGGTGGGGAGGCGTGGGCCGCCGTCGAACTCGTCGTCGTCCCAGTCGGGTTCGTAGTCGAGGGCGAGCTGCTCGGCGGTCATCGACCACTACTCCGCGGGTAGTTGGGGCCCATGGAGAAATGGCTGCGCAACCTGCTGGCCCTGCTCGCAGGGTTCTTGTTCATGCTGTTGTTCCTTCGGTTCGTGACCCATGACTCGTGGGGGTTGGCTGCGGTCGAAGCCGGGGTGTGGGCAGTGGTCGTGTCGGTGGTGATGGGTGTGTGGATGTGGCGGACGAGCCAGCGGTAGAGGGTGCGCCCTGCCCACCGGATGGTGAGCAGGAGCGCGGAGGCGATCGGCCAGACGAACAGCGCGACGCCGAGGGAGCCGGCCATGTCAGGCGGCCTCGTCGTACTCGACGGCGGTCTCCTCGGCGGTGCGCCGGCCGATGGTCGGCATCGCCCCGGTGACCGCGCTGGTGATGAGGACGACCGCGAGGACGAGGAGGGCGGCGCCGAGTGCGGTGGTGGCGGCGATGGTGAGGATGGCGCGGCCGATGGCCTCGGGCAGTGCCTCGGCGAAGTCGTGGATGATCACGGGCGCTGCTCCTCGGCCGGGCCGGTACAGGTGGTGGGTGCCTCGGTGCTGATCCGGTGGCCGAGCGGCAGCTCGAACGGGGTGCGGCCGCAGCATGGGGTGAGACCGGAGCCGTCCGGCGGGCAGCCGTGCACCACCTCGGCAGGAGGCCCCGCCTGCTGCGCCTCGTCGGCCATCTCGGGTCCGAGGGCGTCTTCCACCTGGTAGGTGTCGATGCTGCTCCAGCCCTTATCGATGGCCCGCTCGACGATGTCGCGGACGCCCTCCCACCGCTGGTGCTCCGCTTCGAGCACGGCGAGACGCTCCGCCGTGCACGCGGGGTGCGGGTGGATCTCCTCGCCGTTCTCCTCGTAGCAGAGCCCGCAGTCGAGAAGCCGGGCCGGAGAGGTCTGCTGCGCCTCGTCGGCCTCCTTCGCCGCGCGCTCGGCCACGAACAGCCGCTTCAACAACCAGCGAGCCACCATGCGCACCTCGTCCTGCCCGCGCCCCGGAGCGGTGGACAGCTCGTCCCATGCGGGGAAGTCGCCCTTGTGGAACCAGACCTGCGCGTCATGCAAGGCGCGGGCGAAGGCGTCCACGGTGATCAGTTCGCGCTTGGGCTGGCCTTCGTCGCTCATCTGGTCGGCGACTTCTTCGAGTTGGCTGATCGCTTCGTTCCAGCCGGTGCCGTACCAGATGGGTCCGGTGAGGGCGGTGCAGGAGATGTTGACGTTGCGGAGGTGGGAGATCGCTTCGCGGACGATGGTTCCGCGGTCGACGGGCGCGGGCTGACCGGCTGTCAATCGGGGCAACAGCCAGCGTGCCGCCTTCCGGTAGTCGTCCTGCAACTTCCCTGACAGGCGGCCGAGCTGCTGCCAGGTCGGGTGCTCGTCTCCGTACACGTGGACATCGGCGGCGCACAGCATGCGCGCCCACACTTCGATGGCGGGGGTCGGGTCGGTCGTCATGTCGTCTCCGGGGTGTCGTGTGGTGGACTGGGTGGTGCGGCCGCCCCGCATTGCCCGCGGGGCGGCCGTGCTGCTGCTCATCCGGCCTGCGGCAGTGCCTCGCGCCACGCGTCCAAGACGGTCTTCGGGACACGGCCACGCTCCGGGCAGTCGACGCCGGCCTGCCGCGCCCAACCGCGCACGGCCGCCGGGTCGTAGTCCCGCTGCGCCTTGGCCTTCTTCTTCGGCGGCGCCAGCTCGGCCTCGCGCACACGGAGTTCGGCGAGGCGCTTCTCCAACTGCTCGGCCTCGGTGCCGATCGCGGTCAGCTCCTGCTCGGAGGCATGACGTCGGCGGAGGCCGGTGAGGGCGGCGCGGGCGCGCGCTGCCTGGTCGCGGATCGTGCTGTCGGTGTGGTCGTCGGCCCACTTGAGGAGCTGGCCGACGGGCAGGGCTTCCGGCGTCTTGAGGCGAACGTCAGCAGCGTCCGTCAGCAACACGTCAGCGACGGGCGGGGCCGGGCGGAGGGCGGGTGCGGTGGTCATGGGCTTGTGGGGCCTTTCATCGGGGAGGGTGAGGCGGCCGTGCCGTGCGGTGTCGGGGCCGCCCTGGAGGTCGATCTCGTCGAGGAGCGCGCGGAATGCGGCGATGGTCATGCGCAGATGGCGCAGCGGTGGTCGGCGATCTCGGTGTCCTGGCAGCGGGAGATGCAGCCGCGGCAGTACGGGGTGTCGCGGTAGCGGGCCGGGCCGATGTACCGCTGGTCGTCCGGGTCGAACGGCGTCTGGCACTTCCCGCACGCGGTGGGCTGCTCCTCGGCAGGCTGCTCGTCGCGGATCGGCCACCACTTCTCGTGCGCCTCCTGCCTGCACACCGCGCACAGGCCGTCGTGCCCCGTCTTGGCCTCGCACTCGCGGCAGTCGGTCGTCGGCCGCTCCGGCGGTTCACCACCGTTCAGCACGGCGACGCAGGCCGGACACAGGCCATCGGGCAGGTCGTCGGCCCCGGGACGGGTCTCGGTGAGGTCGGCTTCGGGGACGACGGCCATGGCGTCACAGGCGGCGGGGACGAGGCCACCGGGGGCCGGGTCGCCGAAGAAGGCGAAGAAGGCGAAGACGTGACGGTAGTTCGGGTCGGCGTCGGCGTAGGGGCTGTACGGGTTCGGGGCGATCTTTGGCATGGTGATCTCCGTTGCTCAGGCGTTCGGTTGGGGCGGGGGCTGTGCGCGCGGGCCGGGCTTAACCGGATGCGTGCGGGTCAGGCGGCGTCGTGTGGTGCGTTGCGTTGTTCTGGTGGGTGGCTGCCGGTGGCGGGGTCGCAGCCGAGGTGGGTGTCGTATCCGCGGTTGGCCCAGTCGGGGGTGATCGGCCGGTGGCAAATGGTGCATTCCGGGCCGTTGTGCACGGTGGTCTCGTGGTCCCCCGCGCTACCTCCCCCCGTCCTAGAGACGGGGCGGGGGGAGGGAGCTTGGGTGGGGACATCCCCCGAAGGTCCCCCCGATTGTGGGGGGATGTTTGACCTGGGGTTTTGGTCCGCTTCCCCGGAACTCCCCCCAAGATCCGGGGGAGTTGGTGTTTCAAGATCGCGGGGGAGGTTCGGGGGGAGGTCATTTCGGGCATCCTGCGCCTCGTCGAATGAGCCCCTCCGCTTACGCATCCGGACGGCTTCCTCGATCTTGTCCTTACGCATTTGGATCTTGTATTCGGCGCACCACTTGATGACTCGCGGGCTGCCCCACTCGACCGGCACCTTGGCCTTGTCGAGGACCGTGACGAGCCACTCTGGCGTGCCCGGCTCGATAACCGGGGGCCGCATGTCGAGGGACTCCAGCACAACCGAGGTGACCGGCCGGCCGTCCGGCTTCGTCTCCCCGTCGAGGGTGATGACCTTCAGCCCGAACTGAAGGTCGCCGCCCTCCTCATCGTCCTTCTGCTTGCCGACCTTCACCGTGACGACGATGTTCTTGGCGTTGTCGCCCTTCTTCGACACGTGCAGTTCGGATTGCAGGGCACCCTTGGCGGAGGAGCTGCCGCGGCCGTGCTCGCCGACGTGCCCGGTGTGGTGGATGACGAGAACGCACGCGGCGGTGGCGGAGCGGAGTTGCTCCATGCGGTCGACGACGAGGCCCAGCTCCTTGGCGGAGTTCTCCTCGACGCCGACGCTGATACGGGCCTGCGTGTCGATGACGATCATCTGCGGTTGCAGGCGGCGCATTGCCTCGATGAGGGTGTCCCACTCGGGGCTCATCGCCTGGACGGGCCGGGGCAGGAACAGGACGTCGGTCATCTTCAGCCCGTAGTGCTTCTCCCAGGCGCGGACGCGCTTGCGGATGCCGCGGGCGCCCTCGGCGACGAGGTAGACGACGGTGCCTTGCCGGACGTAGTGGCCGTGCCATGGCATGCCGGTGCCAACGTGTCCGGCGAGGTCGATGGTGGCGAACGACTTCATGTGTCCGGACGGCCCGACGATGCGGGCAAGGGAGTCGAGGTGCAGGAGGTCGCCGACAAGGGGTTCCAGCGTCGGCATGTTGTCGAGGCTGGAGGCGTCGAGGAGCTCGGCGAGGAGTGCGTCTGCGGGGTCGCCGGAGCGGCCGGCGGAGCGTTCCTTCTGCCGAGTGAGGTAGTCGTCGATGAACGTGACTGCGGCGCCGGGCTCGGCGTCGGGGGCGGTGGCCTGCTGCACGATGCGGCGGCCGAGGTCGGCCTCGGCGCGGAGGTCGGCGCCGCGGCGGACGAGCGTGGCGTGGTATTCGGCGTCGAGGAGCCAGTCGCCGAGTTGGCCGATGTAGCCGGTCCCGCCAGCGCGCGAGATTTCCTTCCGCTTCTCCAGCTCCAGGCGCAGGGTGAGAGGGCTGATCGGCTGCCCCTCGTCGTAGAGGTAGCCGAGTACGTCCCAGATCAGTTCGTGGGCTGGGAGCGCGAAGTCGCCGCGCTGGATGATGCCGCGAACTGCCGGGATCTTCTTGGGGTGTTGCATGCAGTCGCCGAGGACGTACCGCTCGGCGTCGTGCTGTTCGGGGCCGAGCGGGTCCGCCTCGTCGCGCTGCATGTGGCGGACATTGCTCACGGGCGGGTCTCCTCAGAACAGGGTGTCGTGCGCTGGTGATGCGGGCCGGACGGGTGGGGCCGTGCAGCGGTGTTCGGTGACGTGGGGGTGGGGGCAGTCGGGCGGGTGCCAGCGGTGAATCCACCGGAGTTCGTGGGCGCCGGTCCGTGAGGAGTGCAGGCACCAGATGAGCCGGTTGGGTTCGCGGGCCCTGGCCTGCTCGTCGGGGGTGAGCGGGGTGAGGTCCGCGGTGACCTGCACGGCGGCGCGGTGGCCGACGAGTTGCCGGTGGATGGGGGCCCGGCACGCGGGGCAGCGCTGGGGGGAAGTGCCGCCCCGCGGCCGGGCCCCGGTCATCAGGCCGGCGTCCCGTTCATGACCGGCTGCTGGATCTGCTCGCCGATCGCCTTGACGACGTCGGCGAACGCGGTGCGCCGGATGTCGTCGGGACGTTCCAGCTTGTAGCCGAGCTGGAGCCCGTTGGCCCCGATCCGGTAGCGGAGGCGGGCGGTGAGCTTGTAGCCCTCACTCCCGTCGAACGGGACGAGGCCGATCGTGAACGTCTCCGGGACGGCCAACTGGCCCTTCTGCCCGGCCTTCGCGGTGCCGGTCTCGACGTACTGGAACTGCCGCTGCCCGCTGTTGAGCCGTTGCGCGGACTGGAACTCGACCTTGCTGGTCGCCTGGAACGACTGCGCGATCTCCAGCATCTCGGCCGAGGACGGTTCCAGAAGTTCGGGGAGGTGGTCCTCCAGGAACTCGGCGAACGTCTCCTGGTCCATGAGCTTGCCGTCGCGGGCGGTCCACTGCTTCCACGCCTCGGTCTCTCGGAGCGCGAGGTGCAGTCGGTGCCCGGACCAGCGGGCGGCGTCGGCCTGGTGGGCGTCGAGGACGGCGGTCACGGTGAGCCGGTCGGCGTCGGCGTACACCTCGCTGTCGTCGTCGGCGTGCTTCTCCCAGTAGGCGGTGAAGGAGGCGAAGTCGCGGACGGTGGTGGCGCCCTGCTTCCGCGGCGGCTGGCCGGTGTAGTCCGGGCCGGTGAGGTCGACCTTCTGCACGCCAGTCGAGGTGTGGAAGGCGTAGTACTTGCCGGGCTCCAGCTCGGCGGGCGGCGCAGTGCGGAGCGCGACGTCGGCGATCGTCTGCGCCTCGTTGGTGGTGTCGGAGTAGGTCATGTTCAGGCGTCCTTGAAGGTCTGGTTGGCGGGGGCGGGGCGGAACTCGATGGACATTTGCCGGGGGTCGTCGCGGACGGGGTTGCCGTCGTCGTCGAGGAAGTACAGCGACTTGACCGGGGTGGGCTTGGGGGCCTTCACCGCGGACTCGACGCCGATGGGCATCGGTGCGGACTCGACGCCGCTGGTGGGCGGTTCGACGACGAGAGTGATCCGCATCTCGCCCTTCTTGCCGTGGGTTTTCACGGCGTCGAGCAGGTCGTGGAACTCGCTGCTCAGCTCTTCGGCGGTGCGTCCGGCGAGGTGGCCGGCGAGGAACGCGGCGAGGTCGACGGTCTCGGTGATTTCGCCGGTGGTCTTGTCGGTCTTGGCGGTCATGCGGCTTGTGCTCCTTGCGGGGTTGCGGTGGTGGCCGAGCAGCGGGCTGGGTGGTCTGTGCGGACGTTGGCGGCGAACTCGCGGACGCGGGTGGCGCCGGTGACGGGGCCTTCGGGGGTGTGGCAGAGGAGGCATTCGAAGCGGGCCCATAGCGGTCGGCTGTACTTGATGGCGCCGGTCTCGCGGTCCTCGTAGCCCTGGCCGCCATCGATGGTGAGGATCGCGGTCACCACGAGCGTCACGGGGTGACTCCGCGGCGGGAAAGGCGGCGCCAGACGGAGTACCGCTCCGGGCCGGTGAGGGCGGCGACGATGCCGTGCCGTCGGTCGGCGCCGATGCTGCCCTCGGCGCGGATGACGTCGTCGAGGCACGTCCGGTAGACGGGGCATCCGTGGCAGACAGCCTTGGCCTTCACCGTGTCCTCCGGCTTACGGCCGGGGAACATGGCGTCGGGGTCGTCGATGCAGGCGGCGAACTTGCGCCAGTTGTCAACGGTGGAGGTGCCGGGGGCGGCGATGCGGAAGGGGGTGCGGCGGATCATGCGGTCACCGCCTGACGCTCGGCGCGCTTGCGGATGACCTTGCACTTCTCGCAGTACGCCACACCATTCGGCCCGTACCGACCGTGCGCGGCCTGGTCGTGGCCGTGGGCGCACAGCGGTTTCCGCTCGCTGCCGCCGGTCAGGTAGCGCAGCTGCTCGCGGTTGCGGCGGCGGCCGGCCTCGTCCTCGACGTGGTCCGGGGCCACGCAGTGCTGCATGCCGCAGTCGGCGATGGCGTACCCCTCGGCATCGCGGCCGGTGCGGATGCGGAAGGCGATCGCGGCCGGGCTGTAGGGCTGCTCCTTGTGCCGCATGACGGGGGTGCCGGATGCGGTGGCGCGCTCGCCGAGCCACTCGACGTGTCCGCCGTCGGTGGGCCGGGTCAGGCTGTGCCACTTCTCTTCGGCGGTGCGGGTCTGTTCGGCTGGTACGTAGTCGGGGAGGTCTAGTTCCCGGCGGATGCGGGCGACGCGGGCTTTGTCGCAGTGCAGTTCGCGGGCGATCCGCAGGTTGCTGTGGCCTTCGCCAAGGAGGGCGATGATGTCGGCGCGGGTGGCTTTCTGGTTCACCGGGCCACCGCCACGGTGGCCGTGGGCCAGGTGACCCCGTCGAGCGCGCGGCGCTGCTGCTGCGGAAGGTCGAGCAGCGGGTAGCCCAGCCAGTCCAGGCCCATCGCGGCGAACACGGCGGCGTCTGCAGCGTCGTACTTGCCCGGCCCTTCGCACCAGATGCCGAGTTGCTCGACGACGAAGGAGCAGACCATGCCCTTGCAGATGCGGGCCCGCTTGTCGCGCGGGTACTCGCGTCCCGGGTTCGCCTTGCCAGTGGCGTAGGTGTAGCGAGACTGCGGGTTGACGACGGCGAAGGGGATGCCGTGGCGGTGGAGCTCGGTGGTGAGGACCCACCACAGGCCGGCGAGTTGGTGCACGGCGGACCCCTTGGCGCCGCGGGCGATGTCCTCGATGACGACGAGGTCGGCGGCCTTGGTGCGGTCGGCGACCTCGCGGCGGAGGTAGTCGATGCGGGCGTGGCCGGTGAGGCCGGCGTGGCGGATGGCGTCGGCCCAGTCGGCTCCGGCGATGCCGAGGCTGTTGAGGCTGGCGTCGATTCCGATGACGAGGGGCCGGGGCCCGGCCGCCGGGGTGGTGGCGGCCGGCGCCTCGGTCTCGAACAGGGTGGGTGCGCTCACTGGGACTCCCCGGGTGAGGTGGTGCGGCAGGTCCAGCACGTGCGGGACCCGTCGGTGTTCAGGGCGTGGGCGGTGGTGCGGCGGCAGCCGGGGCAGGACGCGAGTTCGGTGGCCGCGATCTGGCCGTTGGCGAGGAGCCGCTCGAACTCGGCGGAGGACGGCACGCAATGCGGGACGGCGCGGTGCCGGCCGGTGGGGTTGATGAGTCCGCGAACGGTGAGCTTCACGACTCACCGCCCGTGCGCTGCGCGGGAATCAGCGGCCACTCGGTACGCACGCCGTCGGCCTGGTGCTCCTTGCCAGGCGTGCGCCGGAAGTAGTCCGCCAACCCCTCGGCCTGCTCGCGGGCCCACTCGATCTGCCAGGCGTGCAGGTCGGCGAGCGAGGCGCCACCGATCTTCGGTTTCTTGCTCGCGATCTTCCATGCGACCCGGCACGCGGCGATCGCGTCGGCGTCTGCCGAGTGCGCGCCGTCGATCCGGACCTCGTAGGTGCGGCAGAGGTCTTCGAGCTTGCGGCCGCCGCGCCGGAACTTGTCGACGGCCTTGTCGAGGACGCGCGGGTCGATGACGAGCAGCTCGTCGCCGACGATGTCGATGAGCGGCTGCACGCCGTGGCGGCGGGCTTCACGGTCCAACAGGGTGAAGTCGTACGGCGCGTTCATCGCGACGACCGGGACTCCGGAGACGGCGACCTTGGCGAGCGCGGCGACGACCTGCTCGACAACCTCGGCGGCCGGCCTGCCCTCGGCGCGGGCCTGCGCGGTGGTGATGCCGTGCACCGCGGCGGCGCCCTCGGGGATCTCGACGCCGGGGTCGGCGAGCCATGTGCCAGAGGCGGTGCCGTGTCCGCCGCCGCACTGGACGACGCAGGCGGTGACGATGCGGTCCTGCTCGACGTCGATGCCAGTTGTTTCCAGGTCGAAGCCGCACATGCGGCCGAGGTGCCAGCTCATGCGCCAACGCCCGTGCGCTCGCCGTAGATGCGGCGGCCGAGCTCGTCGAGGGACTCGGGCTCACCGGTCTCGTTGGCGACCTTGTTGTTGAGCATCCGCAGGTTCGCCAGCTCGTAGCTGATCTGATGCAACCGGCCGGGCGACGTCTTCTTGTCGAGGATCTCGTCGCGGTACGACTCGGCGGAGCGGGCCGGTGCGTCGTTGCCGCGCTCGATCCGGTCGGCGTCCGGATCCTTGTCGTGTGTCGGGGTGAGCCCGAAGCCGAGGAGCAGCGTGCGCAGCGCGACTGACTGCGCCTTGGTCGTGGCCTTGTCGGCGGTGTCGAGGGCCTCGCCCATCGTCTGGAGAGTGAGCGTGTCACCCGTCGGCCCCATGATCGTCCAGGTGACGAGCACGGAGCACTCCCGCATTTTGCTGCCGTTCTTGGTCGACTTCTCCCCGTAGGTGGCCTCGACCTTGGACGACATGATGTTGATGCCGTGCTTCAACGTGACCGGGCCGAAGACGTTGACGACGGTGTCCACGCCGCGGAAGTTGAAAGTCGTCCCGGGGGCCTTATAGAGCTCGCCCTTGCCGATGGCGCGGATCTCGCGGCGTACCCGAAGCCACGCGACGCCGACGGGCACCATGTCCGGGTCGTCGTCGCCGGGCTCGTAGTCGGCCATCGGATCCGGCGCCGGGACGAACTCCTCACCGGGCGGCATGTCCTCGTCCGGGCGGTCGTGCGATTCGGTGGGCAGGGTGCGGCCGGCTGCCGCGGCTGCGTTCTCGCGCAGTCCCATCAGATGTCCCCCTTGTACTGCTTGGCGATGTCGATGCGTTCGGTCGGGTTCGGGGCCACGCATGCGGCGTAGGCGTCGGGCCAGTGCTCGGCGAGCTGCTCCAGGTCGACGCGCGGTGCGGCGTTGCTGGGCTCCAGGGAGTAGGCGCGTTCGCCGCCGATGAGGGCGGACTGGGCGTCGCCGAGCGCCGCGATCATCCGGGCCTTGGCCGCGGACTTGGCCTTCTTCTCGGCGGCTTCGGCGCGCTGGTGGCGGCCGTAGTCGTAGAGCGCGTCGAGGGCGTCGTCATGCCGGTCGACGTTCACGGCCCCGGAGCGGGTCGGGTGCAGGCGGCGAAACAGTCGGGTCAGGGCGTCGCCGTCACCGGTCGGCGGCGGCGGCACCTCGGCTTGGACGTGGTCGTTCCAGAACCGGTCGACGGCGGTGGTGATGTCGGCCATCACGTCCGTGTACTGGTCGGCGCGGACGGTGCCCTGGTGGTACTCGTTGCCGCCGATCAGCACGGCGTAGTGCATGTGCTCGTAGCCGTTCACGACGATCTGCCACAGCACCTGTGCGAGGACGTCGTCCGGGGGTCCGGCGTGCCACTGCGCGCCCTTGAATGCCGAGCGGGTCTTGACCTCCAGCGCGCACGGGGCCTGCTCGTCCTCGGACAGCGGGCACTCGGTCACCCGGCGGTCGAGGGTGGTCATCCAGTGCGGGTGGTCCTGGTGGGCGACGAGTCCGACTCGCCGGATGACCGACCGGGACTGCATGGCCCAACGGCGGGCGACGGGTTCCTCCTGGACGGTGCCCCAGTAGGCGGCTTCGCCCGCGTCGTCGACGTCGTGGCCGGTCTTGTCGAGGTACACCTTCAGCGGCGGCGAGTAGTCGACGAGGCCGAGGATCGCGGGGACGTCGGAGGAGCCGATGCCGGAGCGGCGGGCGGTGAGCCACGCCTCGCGGTCGGCGTCGGCGGAGAGGATGAGGCGGCCGGTCGGAGTGACCCGGCGGCCGGCGGCCGGGGCATCGGCCCCGGCCTGCGCGGTCGTCGTCATTCGATGACACCGCCCCTCGCCACGTCGAGGAGCCCAGCCCGGTAGCCGATATCGACCGCGTGCGCCGCGTTCGTCGCACCGAGCCGCTTGTAGATGCGGCGGCGGTGAGACTTCACGGTGTTCTCGGACAGGTACAGGCGGCGGGCGGTGTCCTCGCAGGACTCGCCCTCGGCGACGCCGAGGAGGACCTCGAACATCATCGGCGTGAGCGGGCCCACCATGGGGGTCGCGGCCTTGCTGTTTGTGGCAGAGGCCATGTGACTGGCCAAGCGGGTGAGCTGCCCGGGACGTAGTGGGATTTGGTGGAGGCGTGCGGCGTTGGTCAGGTGGCTGCGGAGGGTTTCAGCGTTCACTGGGTGCCGCCCTTCACCGCGGCGAGCGCCTCGGCCCAAGCGTGGTCAGCGGGCCAGGCCGCGCCGTACGCGGCCTCGGCCTTCGCCGCGATCTGGCGGGCCGCGTCCGGACCAACGCGGACTTCACCGCGCTTGATCTGACCGAGGACGCGCTCGGTGTCGGCGGACTGCCGGATGTACCGGCTGTCGATGAGGCGGGTGCTCATGAGCGGCCGTCCTCTCCGGCCGTGAGGCTGTAGACGTGGCGGCCATCGACCTCGGCGGCGGTGAGGTGGCCGTTCCGGGCCAGCGCCCGCAGGTCCTTGCACGCGGTCCGTCGGCCGTACGTCGGCCACGCGGATCCGGCGAGGAGCTGCTCGGCGAGCTGGGTGGTGACGGGGCGGCCGTGGCCCTCTATGGCGGCGAGGAGGTAGCCGCGGCGGGTGATCTGGTCAGCCATGGGAGGCGCCGCCGTTCCGGGTGTTGAAGGTGTAGTGGTGGTGGTTCGGCTCGTCGTGCTCGACGAGGAGGCCGTCCGCATGGAGCTGCGCAAGGTCGCGGCGGGCGGTTGCGCGCCAGTCGGCGACGCCGTACGTGGCCTGATAGAGGGCCTGTGCGCGGCCGGTGGACCATTCGCCCTGGTAGTCGATGACGGCGCGGCGGAGGAGGGCGAGGCGGTTGCGGGTGCCGGCGCCGAGCGGTCCGGCGGGAGTGGCCGTCGCCGCCGGAGCGGTGGCCTTCTCCCCGTACTGCTCTGTCACGTCGGTCCAGCTCGACGGCCAGTCGTCACCCGGCTCCGCGTACGGGGACCACTTCGCGTCACCCTCGCCTCGGATCCATCCGAAGGCGACGGGCGCTCCGGTTTCAGGCTGAGCGGTGTGGGCTACGACGCGGAAGAGAGTCACGAGTTCGGGCGCAGTGAAGCCGCTGGCCTCGTAGGCGTAGATGTGGTCGGGCTCGAAGAAGTCGGCGCTCATGCGGCGGCACCGCCCTCGCGCTGAGCCGGGATCACCACGGCCGGGGCCGGAGCCGCGGCACGCAGCTGGTTGGCGAACCGCGCGACCTTGTCCCCGTACACCGGGATCTCGTAACCCACGCCCGAGCCGAGCCGCTCGACGAGGAGCTTCTCCGGGGCGTGCCCGTCGTACGAGCTGCTCGTACCGCGGTCCTCGGCGAACTCCATTAGGAGGTCGAGGAGTTCGGGGTCGTCGGCGATCGTCGTGATGGCGTGCTCGAAGTACGCCTCCAGGTCGAGGAGGACTCCGGCCGGGACGCGCCGCATGTAGATGGGGAACGGGCCGGTGATGGCGGGGCGGCGGAGGAGGCGGTGGAGGATCAAGCGGATGCGGTTCATCGGGTGGCCCCCGTCGGTGCGGTGAGGATGAGGAGGAGCGCGGCGGCCGTCAGCGCGGCACGCTCAGCGGCGGCGCGGGCGGTCTCCGGGGCCTCCCGGACGGCGCGGGGCACAAGGTGCTCGGCGTCGACGAGGAGGAAGAACGGGACCAGCGAGGCCGCGTAGGCGGACGTGGCAAGGCAGATCGCGGCGGGGCCAGTCACGAGACACTGCCCGACTCGTCCTCGCTGAGGACCTGCGTCGGGGCGATCAGCGCCGTCAACCCATCCGTCGGCACCTCGTCAGCGAAGGCGATCAACGACGCAGGCACCGGGTCATTCCGATCCGGGTCCATCCGCTCGATCGCGTCGTCCCAGCCCTCACGCCAGTCCTCGCCGTACAGGCCGTCGTTGTCTGCCGACGCCCGCACCGTCGCCGCATCGCCAACTGCCTCACCCATGGCGTGCGTGGCAACGTCCTGCTGGAACCGCAGGTACACGGAGTCGTCGAGAACGGTTCGGAGGTACGCGTGGATCTGCGCGGTTGTCGCGGACCCCCGGTTCAGGACCGGGGCCTCCAGCTCGGCAACCCGAGCCTCAGCGTCGACCAGACGGCGCAGTACCGGGCCCATCCGCTCACCCATGAACGAGGTGAGGTTCATGCAGAACCAGTCCTCGCGCTGAGTGGTGTGGTCGTGCGCGAGTCGGTCTCGAACGGACTCGCCGAGCTGGACGAGGAGAGCGTCGGTCGCGGGCTTCGCATCACCGATCAGCGCGGCGACCTTGCTGCCGCTCTCCGGCCGCGGCTGCGGGCCCACCGGCATCGGCAGCGAGAACGCCTCACCCGCGATCCCGTGCTCGACCAACTCCGCGTACGTCGCCATGACGCCCTGCGGGCAGTCCTTCGGCGCACCCTCGATCGCGTACAGCGCCATCCCGAACCGGGTCTGCGGACGAAGCTTCCAGCACGTGCCGTCCGTCGTGTTCACCACGAGCGGGGCGCTCATGCCGACACCTCGTCCGCCGCCTGCTCCAGCACCGCAACCGCAGACTCCGTCGTACGCGACACCTCGTCGCCCCACTCATCCACGTGGGCCGCGAGCGCCCGCTCGTCCTCCCCGTACGGACCCTCACCCCGCACGATCAGCCGGTGCGCGAGAACGCGAACCGCGCCACGCGACTCGGCCGCCGGCCGATGCGGGTCACCCGTCACCGCGCAGTGCAGCGCAGCCACGATCGACATAGGCCGCTCGGTGTGCGGCGTGGTCAGGCGCCGGTCGAGCGCGTCCTTCACGAAGTCGCCCTGATGCAGGGAGTTCACGGCGAGGATCCGCGCGGCCCCCCGGAAGATCCGGGGCAGGGAGAGGAGTTCGCTGGCCGGCGGTCGATCGGTAAGGTAAGTGGTCACCGGTGACCTCTGCTTTCTCTGTGGTTGAGGCGCCGTAGAGGGGTCGCCAGGCCGGGAAGCTGTGGCGGCCCTTCGGCGCGTTCAGGGGTGGATCAGGCGGCGTCGGCGGCCGGAGCCTCAGCGACTCGGCGACGAACCGACGCGAACAGAGCGCTCAAACGCTGCGCGGCCTCAGCGCCCATCGGCGGGGCCTTGTCGGCGAAGCGGTCCAGCTCTGCGGCACCCGTGGCTCCGAACATCCGCTCGCTGTCGGCGAATCGGAACGGGGCCGTCATGCCGGAACCGCCACGATGCAGTGCCCGAGAGGCGCTTCGTCGGGAGCCGGGTTGCTGCGGCCGGTGTGTTCCCACATGACAAGAAGGTCGACTCCAAGCCGTCTGGCAATTGCCAACGCCTCGTCGTGAGTGGCTGTTGAGCGCTCTCCCGACCGCAGGTGTCCGATCTTGCTGGGGTGACATCCGGCCGCCTTGGCAAGGTCGCGGACGCTGACGTCGCGGCCGTCGCCGGTGCGCTGCATCAGGCGAACCATGAGGTCAGCCGATACGAGCTGCATGGGGTTGGACTGGGGACGCACGCGTTCACCTCCGTAGACGGTGTGTGCGTTTCCGTGAACAACACCGACAGTACACAGGGGTAGACGGCTTGTCTACGAAAACGCACAGCGTGCATATCTCGGTCATCACACCCTGGGGGGATGGCGCACACGGGGTGTGTTCGTAGACACTGTGTGCTCAGGCGTGAACGGTTGTGCTGACTGACCTGGGACTTACCTCAACGGCACGCGTCGTAACGTAGACACCAATCGTCACAAGACCTGGAGTGACCGGGCACAATGAGCGCCATGACCGAGCAGCGAACCGACTTCAGCGACCTCGTGCGCTCTCGGCGCGCCGAACTGGGCATCACCCTCCGGGAGCTAGAGGCGCGATCCATCGATCCGGAGACCGGGGAGCAGGC